GTGTTGCAGGAGATCGCCATTCCAGTCGGGCAGGAATGCTGCGGTCAAGCCTATGGCGAGTGCTGCGGCAATGCGGAGCCGGTCTTCCACACGCTCGATTCGCTATCTACTGAACTCAATAAATGGCGCAACGAGATTATCCAGCGGCGCATTGACCGAAAGGAAGCAGCATGAACGAAGTAATCGAAATGCCGCGGCGCGAGAGCGCCGGCATCGTTGCAGGTGAGGTGCATCAGTTTTCAGCGATGGAGATTCGCCAGCGGGTGAATCTCGTGCAGGAAGTGATGCGCTCCATCATGAAGAGCGAGACGCACTACGGCGTGATTCCCGGCACCAAGAAGCCGTCGCTGTACAAGCCGGGCGCGGAAGTATTGTGTGTGACGTTCCGCGTCGCCGACAAGTACGAGATCGAAGACCTGACTGTCGACGGCATGGCGCGCTTCCGCGTGCGTTGCATCGGCATCCATCAGGTGACTGGCGTCGTTCTGGGCGAGGGGATGGGCGAGTGCTCATCCCACGAGGAAAAATACAAATGGCGCGGTGCAATCTGCGCCGAAGAGTTCGAGGTCACGCCGGAAAACCTGCGCCGGCTGAAGTTCGCTAAATGGAATAACAAGGTCGAGAAGAAGCAGCAGATTCGCACCGAGTCGGCCGACCAGGCGAACACCATCCTCAAGATGGCCTGCAAGCGCGCCAAGATCGCCATGACGCTCAACGTCACCGCAGCGTCGGACATTTTCACCCAGGACATCGAAGACTTGCCGGAAGAGTATCGGCACGACGATGAGCCGGGCGAGCCAGTATTGAGCGCACTGGGTATCAAGCTCGTTGCCGAGGCCAACGCAGTAACAATGAGAGATCAGTTCGACACGCTCTGGAAGCGCGCTGTCAAGGAAATAAACGCAGCGAAGGATGCGCCTGCATCGGATGCGTTCAAGGCGGCGATGGCTGCAAAGAGCAAAACGCTCCCAGCGAAGGCGCCCGAGCCGCAACGTGAACCTGGCGCAGACGACTCCGAAATGGAAGCGGAGTTTCAACGTCAGCTTGCCGCCGAAGGAGGCCCGCAATGATTATTGTCGAATGCGAACAGGGTTCACCGGAATGGCATCGGGCGCGCGCGGGCGTAATTACTGCCAGTATGTTTGCGACCGCTCGCAGCAAGGTCGGATGCCTGGATGACCGTCAGCAGCAGTTCGTCAATTTACGTCTGGCCGGCACGCCCGAGAAGGCCGCTGCTGAGGCAGCCGGATACAAGGCCCTGCCGAAGTCCGACATCATCACCCGGGCCCTCAACGGCGAGAAGGTCGGCGACTACTCGGATAAAGCCAAGGACTACGCTTTCCGGCTTGCGGTCGAGCGCATTAGTGGAGAGCCGCTTGACGAGGGGTTCGAGACTTGGCAGATGCGCCGCGGACATGATCTGGAGCCGTCCGCGCGCATGGAGCACGAAGCTCGCACAGGCTTGTTCGTGCAGCGCTGCGGGTTCATGAAAACGGACGATGGGCTCTTTGGCGTCAGTGTTGACGGATTGATCAATGACGACGGCGGCAGCGAGTACAAGTGTTTCGTTGCTCCCGATCGCCTCCGCTCAATCTACATCGACGGCGATTTCACTGACGTCCATGATCAGTCCATGGGCGGCATGTGGATCTCTGGCCGGAAGTGGTGGCATAACTGCCTGTACTGCCCGGCGCTGGAGCCCGCCGGAAAGCAGTTCTGGTATCAGGAATTCAAGCGCGATGAGGACTACATCGAAGCGCTCGAAAAGGATCTCTGGGAATTCGCCATGCTGGTCGCTCAGTACGAAAAGGTGCTTCGTCAGGAGGCCGCCTAAACCCTCACGCGTCCACCAGCATCAGATGAAGCCTCCGGCGTGAATCTCTGAGTAAGTCTGTTGGCGCGCCCCTAAACCTTGCGGTGGTCTCCGCAAGCGTGCGCTTAGCCGGCCAGTATGCGCGGCTCTTTTTCACAGGAAAACTCATGCAACAAGTTCAGCTTCCCCCGCTCGCAGAAGGCGAAATCTATCTCGGCGGCTTCGTAAACGCAACCGGTGATGTCACGCACACCATCCTGCTGCCCGGCGACGTGGACGATGTCTCGTGGTCGGCGGCCAAGGAATGGGCAGTCGAGCAAGGCGGCGAACTCCCGACCCGTCGCGAGCAATCGTTGCTCTTCGCGAACCTGAAGGGCGAGTTCGAAGAGCGTGCGTACTGGTCGACCGAGGCGCATGAATCGGAGTCCGGCTGGGCCTGGTATCAGGACTTCGACCGCGGCGGTCAGTACTGCTACCGCCAGACCAGCGAGTTCCGCGCCCGCGCCGTCCGCAGATTGTCCATTTAACCCTTTGCCCATTTACAACGGAGCATCGCAATGACCATCACGCTTGAAGCCATCGAGGCCGAACAGTCCCGCATCAGTGAACTGATCGCGGAGTTCAAGAAGCAGCCGCGTGCAACGGAACTCCGCATTCCGGCGGCAACGATTCCGCTCGCGCCGGGTGAGCGCTACGCAGGTGTCGTGCTCGGCGAGGACGGCGTGCTGTCGCATCACCTGATCCTGCTGCCCGGCGACGTGGACGATGTCTCGTGGTCGGCGGCCAAGGAATGGGCAGTCGAGCAAGGCGGCGAACTCCCGACCCGTCGCGAGCAATCGTTGCTCTTCGCGAACCTGAAGGGCGAGTTCGAAGAGCGTGCGTACTGGTCGACCGAGGCGCATGAATCGGAGTCCGGCTGGGCCTGGTGTCAGTACTTCGACGACGGCAGTCAGCACTACGACCACCAGAGCTACGAGTTCCGCGCCCGCGCCGTCCGCAGATTTATCCCTTCAGTAATTTGATCATTTAAACCATCGTGGCCCTGCACACCCAACTTCCGATTTATCGAGCGGCCTATGCGCTGCTCGATAGCGTCACCGACATGGTCAAGAACATGCCGCGCGACTTCAAACGCTCCATCGGCGAGAAGATCAGCACGGAATGCATCGAGATCATGGTTCTGGTGTTTCGCGCGAACGTGGCAGTCGACAAGGCGTCGCACCTGACCGAGTTGCTCGAACGCCTTCAGGTGATCGAACTGCTCTTGCGCCTTGGTATGGACAAGCGCCTTATCTCGCGTAAGGCGTACGCCGGGTCCGTCGAGCAGACGACCAGCATCGGGAAGCAGGCCAACGGGTGGAAGAACGCCGCACATCGCCCGCTTCGTGGAGGTCAAGGAGATGCACATGGAATCAGAAGAATGGTTGCCGGTAGTGGGGTTCGTCGGATACGAGGTCAGCAGTTTGGGGCGAGTGAGGCGCGGCGCGCGGATCAGAAAGGCCACGCCGGATGGCGACGGCTATCCGCGCGTGAGTTTCTGGGTGGATGGGAGGGCCAAGAAAGTCGCTGTGCACAAGTTGGTCGCTGCGGCCTTTCTCGGTCCACGTCCTCGCGGTCTTGTGATTCGGCATCTGGACGGCAAGAACAGCGATCCGAGTTTGGGCAATCTGGCTTATGGAACGCCGCTGGAGAACGAAGCCGACAAGGCCGAGCATGGAACCAAGGTGGTTGGGACAAAGCACCACAGCAACAAACTCACCGAGGCGCAGGTTGCGGAGATTCGTCGGCGTCACGTGCCCCGCGACCCAGACCATGGCCTGAGCGCTCTGGCACGGGAACTGAGCGTGTCGGTCAAGACAGTTCAGCGCATCGTGAAGCGGGAAATCTGGAAGCACGTCGCGTAATCCGAGATTTTCGGCCTGTCTCGAACAGCTATTTCGGCCTGCTGGGTCAAGCGCCAAGCAGCCACCACGACCGCGCGACGCTAGCGAACGCAGTGCGACGCCGCGGCCACGCCGTCAACCAGGCTTTGACCAAAACATATCGGGGCAGCAAATGACCATCAAAGAACGTCCGATCCTCTTCAGCGGCCCGATGGTGCGCGCTCTGCTCGACGGCAGCAAGACGCAGACGCGCCGCGTCATGAAACGTCAGCCGCCCGCTGTAATTCAAGACGGCTATCTTCCGAAGGTCTACTGGCCGGCACGCGACAAGCACATGTCCAGCCGCGGTGATCGTGCATACCTGCAATTCGAGCAGCCTGGCGAATACGACGGTCGTCACATCATGAAAGACGGCTATGGCTTCGAATGCCCGCATGGGCAACCCGGCGACCGCCTGTGGGTGCGCGAGAGCGGCGTAATCAGCAAGCTTCGCGGCGTGCTGGAAAAACCGGGCCTGTTTCGCCACGACGTCTCGACCACGCCGACGATCGGAGATTACTGGGTCGAGGAAACGCGCGCACCCGGTGCCAGCTACAACGTCGCCGGCTGCCCCCGCTCATCCGCGCTGTTGAGCTATGGCGCCAAGGCATGCCCCTCAATCCACATGCCGCGCTGGGCGTCGCGCATCACGCTCGAAGTCACTGGCGTGCGCGTCGAGCGGTTGCAGGACATCAGCGAGCAAGACGCCATTGCGGAAGGCATCGGCAAGACGCCTGCCGGCTTCTGGAGCACATACGGCCGCAGCGGCGTGGATGGCACGTATTCGCCGCGCAGCTCGTTTCGCTGCCTGTGGGAATCGATCAACGGCGCCGAATCATGGGACGCCGACCCGTGGGTCTGGGTCGTCGAGTTCAAGCGAGTATCCGCCTAACCCCATCCGCGCAGCGCGCGAAGCAATCGAACAATGAGTGATGCCCCCCATGCCAATCAAACCGGAAAACAAGGCCCGCTACCCGTCGAACTGGAAAGCGATTCGCGCCCGGATTCTCAAGCGGGCTGGTGACTGCTGCGAGCAATGCCGTGTCGCGAACGGCGACACGATCGTTCGCGGCATCGACAAAGACGCGGGCACGTTCCAGCGTTTCGAAGGCGACGGCGAGGTTTATGCAGCCGACGATGGGCGGTTGCTTGGCCGCTGCAAGGCTTCGGAATACTGCGGCAATAAGTGGACGCGTGTCGTGCTGACGATAGCCCATCTGGATCACGTTCCCGAGCACTGCGACGACGACAACCTGAAGGCGCTATGTCAGCGCTGCCACCTTGCCTATGACGCTGAGCACCATGCCGAGACAGCGCGCCAGACGCGGCGCTCCCGGCTTGCTGTTGGCGACCTGTTTGGCGAAGCAATCGAACAAGTGAGGACGATATGAAGTTGATTTTGGACCCGTGCTGCGGCAGTCGAATGTTCTGGTTTGACCGGCAGCACCCGAACGTTGTATTTGGCGATCAGCGTCACGAGACGATCACCGTGACTGACCGATCGCACCGCGAAGACGGAACGCGGACGCTGCTCATCGAGCCCGACGTGTTGATGGACTTCCGCGCGCTGCCGTACCCGGATGGGTCTTTCAAGCTCGTGTCGTTCGATCCGCCGCATCTCGTGCGCGCGGGCCCGCGTAGCTGGCTTGCAGCGAAGTACGGAAAGCTTGGCACCGACTGGCGCGAGGACATCCGCAAAGGCTTTGCCGAGTGCTTCCGGGTTCTGGAAGACCACGGCGTTCTCGTTTTCAAATGGAATGAGACACAGGTCAAGCTCGACGAAGTGCTTGCGCTCACGCCCGCGAGCCCTCTGTTCGGCCAGGTCAGTGGCCGCAGCGGAATGACGCATTGGCTCGTATTCATGAAGCAATCGAGGACGATATGACACAGAACACTAAAGACGCAGGGCAAATTCGGGCGTTGGCCGAGACAGTTCAACGCCGCATCGACTCCTGTTGTGTCGCAGCGAACACCCCCGGCGCGGACTATTTCGACGCCTCTACGAGCCTGATTATCGCGACGCGTGATCTGCTCGCGGCTCTCACCCCCACCGCCGAGCAGGCAGAGGCAACCGCTAAGTTATCCACAGAAACAGTGGATAAGTCGGTGGGTATTTTGAGCGCACCCACCGCCGAGCGGGCAGAGGCTGTCGCGTGGCAAGTTCGACGGGCTGACGACCGGATTGATGGCGTCCCGATCCAGTGGGAGAACTGCACGAAAGATCTGTACGACGCGACGCTTTCTACTGGCCGGTACGCTGGCTATGAAAACGGCCCTCGCTGCGAGGTGCGCGCACTCGTCGCTGCCCCTGCTTCATCTGCCGGGGATCAGGCATGAGCGAAATCAACACTTACGAGCGCCCTGAGCCCACTTGCCCGCACTGCGGCCACGCCATGACCGATGACGAGATGAGCGGCAACCGGTACACGCCTGGCGATGACGGCGACGATCTCTGGGGGCTCGCGCCGAAAGAGGAGCGTACCAAGGTCGCCTGCCCGGCTGCGCTGTGTCGTCAGTCGTACTACGTGCGCGGCGGCTACACGCCGAAATATACGTCTTCAATCAACGAGGATGACCTGTGACCGCCCCCACAACCATCGACGGAGACGTGATGCTGACCGATGAACTCCAATCCAATCCGCTGTTCGAGGCGCTGAAGCTCGCAGTCGGCATGCTGTCGCTGCATGGACACGAAGACGACGCCAAGAAAGTCGCGACCGAAGCCCGCGCCCTGCTATCTGCAAGCAAGCCTGCCGCGTCGATGGACGATGAGCGGGCAGCGTTTGAGCGGCCACCGTTGCCGGCCTTCCCCGAGTCATTCGCGCATATCGCCGGGCACGCGTACTTCACCGAGCATCAGATGCAGGGCTATGCGAACGCCTATGGCGAGCTAGTCCGCGCCGCATCCCCGCAACCAGTCGCGCAACCTGTGGAGCAGACGCGGGCGATGACCGATGACGCGCGCGCCGTCATTACGATGCTGATCAACCTCGCGCGCACCACGTACCACGCGCTCGACAACAGCGAAGAATGCACTGGCGATGATGGCCGCTTTCATGCCATCGGCGGACCAGAGTTCGACGAGATGTCTGATGCGCTTGATGCCTTAGAGGAATTGCCCGACGACAGACCAGGCTACACACTCGCGGCGCCCGGCAAGGCGGAATGGGCACTCCGAGCCCTTCTGACCACCGCGCGTCCGGCAAGCGGAGCCGACCATGACTGAACGCGAAAAGGAATGGGCCGCTTATCAAGCGTGGAAGAAGGATTTCAGAGGGCCGATCTACTTCCATCATTGGGATCAATGGATTGCGGAATTTGGATTTGCCTGCTGGCAAGCATCCCGCCGCGCTGCGCTGGAGGAAGCCTGGACTATCTGCAATGCCAACGCAGCGAAGCTCAAAGACTCGAAGGAAACGGCATCCGGATATGTCGCATGCGTTCTGACTGCCGATGACATACGCGCGCTTGCCAAGGGAGACAAAGCATGAGTGACCTGATTAAGCGGCTGCATGAAGCCGACCTCTCGGCCATCAAAAAGGCCTGCGAAATTCTCGACGGCCTGCCACAAGATGCTATTGACGGCGGCTGGACTGCGCGCGGCATTAGCGTGTATGCGAAGGGGCTCGAAGGCGACGCGCGCCGTTATCGGTGGCTTCGCCGACGCGCCGTAATGGTGGATTGCTCCGATGAAACGGTGACGACCATTACGCTGCTCAAAGACGAAGGTCCGACCGGCGAATTCCTGGACGATCAGATCGACGGCGAGATTGCCAAGGAGAAGGCATGACCGACACCAAACTCTGGATGCTTCATATCCAAGGCCCGGATGATGTTGTCGCGGCTCCGTCTAAGGACGAGGCCGACAGGGCCGCGGCGGCGTTCAACGCCTACTGGGGCGAATACCTCGCGAAGCAGCGTGCGACGTCTGTCGCAGAAGGGCGTAACCCGGATCATTGGCCGACTATCGCGGCGGTTGTCGTTAAGTGGGACAGCGGTCCGCACAGTCATGCTGCTAGTTTGGCGCAGTACTGGCCGGATTACGCGGAATACGCTGGGCTTGGAGCTGCCGGTGGCGAGACGGAGCCCGAGCGCGACACCAAGACCATCGATTTGTTTGAGGCAAACTAATGGCCAAGACATGGGACAGTGAATCCGCCATCGAGTGGATCAAGGGATCTTTCCGCTGGAGCAACGGACGAATCAAAGCGCGACCCGGCTACGAGCCTACGCCCCTTGACTTGCAGGCCATCCAGTGGCTTGTCGACAACGAGGCGTACGCATGGGAGGGAGTCCCCGCATGAACCGAATCGACAGTCGCCGCGCCTACGAAGACTCTCACCGCGCGTTCTCTCTGGCGAAGCAACCGACCATGTATCAGGTGCAAGACCTTTGTGGGAAATTCACGCAGATGGCAGCGGACCTGTTGGGTGGCCCGGTGGCACTTGCGCTGCCGGTCGGCATGCGGGTTGTGCGTGAGCCGGTTGTGGGCAGGGGGGCGTGATGACTGAAACCCAACGCATGATCGACTGGCTATTCGTGCGGTTTCCGAATCAACCGGTTCGGTGCGCTTTGATGGTGCGAATTCTTTGTGGCAGGGAGGGGCGATGAGCAGAAGCGGCTATAGCGATGATTACGACGAAGACGGTACGGGTGGACTCTGGCGCGGGGCGGTGATGACGGCGATTCGCGGCAAGCGCGGCCAAGCGGCCCTCAAAGAATTGGCGGCAGCCATGGACGCAATGCCTGAAAAGGTGCTCGCGGCTGAGTCGCTTGTGACGGAGGATGGCGAGTTCTGTACGCTTGGAGTCCTTGGCCAGGCACGCGGAATCGACATGAATCCCATCGACCCGGAAGACTGGGAGGCAGTTGCGAAGGCCTTCAATATCGCACCCGCCATGGTCCGCGAGATCGTCTACGAAAACGACGAAGGCCTCTCCGACTACGAGTGGGTCGAATTCGTTTTGTGCGGGCCTATCCGCCCTCAATACCCGCATTGGGAGAAACACGTCGGCACCGTACGCGTAGCCATTCCCGCCGAGGTGCTGGGACCGCAACGCTGGAAGCGTATGCGGCAGTGGGTCGAATCGAATCTAGTCAAGAGCCAAGCATGACTGACCTTCAGCAACTGAAAGACGAACTCCAATGGAGCATCGCTAACAACGAGGACCGCCCGCGGACTGAGGCGGCGCTACGCTGGGCACTCGAAGCGCTTGAGGCTATTGAGGAAGAGGTGAAGGCATGACCGACCAAAGCTTCGACGCTTTGCGCGCGGCCATCGCCATTGCACGCGACCAGAATATCCGTTGCCTATCAACCCTGAAACGAATCCTGGTACAAAGGGGATTCGCCGAACAACACATTACAGAGGCGATCGCCATGTGGCGATCTTATGAGGACGTTAAGCGGTATGGAAGCGGCAGCACAACGGGTAATTGAAGCCACTAGGCGGGTTTGGTTTGGAGGTATCGAGTGAAACCGATTTATCTGGATTTAAGAGGCGTCGCCGAGGCAGTGTCTTTGTCCGAATCGAACGTCAAGAAACTGGTCCGCGAAAAGCAATTCCCGGAGCCCCGTATGTTATCGGGACGCCGAGTGGCTTGGTTGGTTCGTGAAGTGGAGGCTTGGGCTGAGGCTCGCCCGAAGTCTAATCTTCTTCCGCCTGGTCCTTCGCTCGGGCTAGTGTCTCAAGTCGGTCAGAAAGCCGCATAAGCCATTCGCGCTTTTCGGCATCGTACTTGTGTCTGTTGTATATCCCTTCCACGCCCGGCAGGATGTGCCCCAAGAGCGATTCGGCTACCTCGCGGGGGCACCCAAGTGCCGCCAAAAGCGTTCTGGAAGTTCTGCGTAGGTCGTGCGGCGCCCAACGTCCAACCGGGCAGACAGCGCGCGGAATCGCATTCGGCTTTTGGGAATAGGAATGATGGGCCCACACAATCTTATTGATACTCCGTTGCGGGATGTGGCTATTCGTATTGGTCGGGAATAGCCAGGAGTCGCCGAACTCCTCGATCCTGTCACGCACGATCTTTTCTGCGCGACCCACGAGCGGGACGCGGTGATCGGTTGCCTCCTTGCGGTTTTTGTTTTTCGTTTTCGCCTTGGGAATCGTCCACCACAGTCCGTCCTGCTCCTCCGACACTTCGCGCCCCTCCATCATGACCAACTCGCCTCCGCGCAGACACGTCCATAGGTAGAGCGTAAGCACATCGGAAGTCGTCGAAGGATATGTTGGCAGCCACGGAATCAACACTTTCAGTTCGTCGGCCGTCAGCACGCGCTTGATCAGTTGCTTTTCCCCGTCAATGCTGCGCCCAGCGCTTCTGAGCTTGCCGCGCATCACTTGGCGCCACCAGTTCGGCGTGTTGTCGGGGATTCTGTCTGCGTCGAGCGCGTGATCCCAGGCTGCTCCGAGTTCGGCTCGGAGGATCGCTGCGTTTCTTGGTGATCCGCTCTCTCCCTCTAGGAGGGCGAATGCCTGCCCGCGCGTGATGCTGGCGGCCGACAGGTCAGCAATCGGAGCAATTTTCGCGAGCATCCTTGTTCTAGTCTGACGGGCACCGAGAGCCGTTCTGTGGCGCTCAATGTGACCGGCGATGAAGTCCTCGCACAATTGCCGCACCGTGTATGATTCCACCGACGATTTTTTGCTCACCGTCTTGGCTGATTTTTTCGAGAGCACCGGGTCTTCGCCGGCATCTCGTCTTGAGCGCACATCCTCCCATGCCGAGATCGCGGCGCTATACGACATGGCCGGCCACTCACCAAGTTTTAGCTGGCGCATCCGGCTATCCACTGGGGATTTGAATCTGTATATCCAGCTTCTCCGACTGGTGGATGCCTCGATCCGTAAGCCGGGAAAATCAGGGAGAATGATGTGCGCCCCTGGCGCTAGCTCCTTGGCGGCTTTCGCGGAGAATTTCATCGGCGTAGCTTTTTTGATTTCGGAAGCGCAAAGCTACGCCAAGACTCAAACTTTTGCAATCCGTCGATGTCTGTTGATGCCTCAAAGAATTTTTCTGCATGGCGGTGAGCCGCCCGCCAGTAAAGGGTATGACGGCAAGGGAGCCATGCTGGGCAAGGCTTTTCGACGGATCACGAAAAGAATACGTTAATGCTCGCAGAACAACGTCACTGCCGCTCCTGACATGGCTCGGATTTAAAACCTACGCCAAAAGCTACGCCAATATAAAGCTACGCTGGCGACTGCCAAAGTGCGAGAATGTACTGTTCATATATACAGTGCACGCCATGGGCCTCTTCACCGACTACTCATGCGATCGCCCCTGCCGTCTCTGCGAGCATTGGGGCGGCGAAATCGCGGGAGCAGCACACGCGTTATGCGTGCTAGGCGGCCGACGATATGTGCAAGCGATGCCAGAGCGCGGATGCGTTCATTGGCTACGCTGCATCGGCGCCGATGACGAGCCTACTCACTCGAACAGATCAGCTTCCGCCTGAGGCTTCCGCGGAGGCAACGGCTTCGGCTCAGCAGCCATCTCCTCAGCCGGAAATAGATTGAGGAACGACCGCGCCTCGTCGGTCGATCGCGCGCCGAACCAATCGTGATATTCCTCTGGCCGCAGGATTACGACAGATCGCTTCTCAGCACCAGGTCGGTGAAACCGGCGCATCAATGGGTGCTCGTCTGCGTTGACGGTCAACATGGTGAATGACAGCGCTACGCCTTCAGGCTCTTCCCATGAGCGCCATAGGCCGGCAATCGCGAACGGCTTGCGGTCAGGCATTCCAATCTGCCATCTCACGGCTTTACCCGTCTCCCAGTTCGGCTCGTAGAAGTTCGCGCAGGGGATCAGGCACAGTTGCAACTTCTTCCACGCACCGCTGAAGCTGCGACGCTCGCCGATCGTCTCCGCCCGCGCGTTCATCGTGTCGAACTTCTTTACGTGAGCGGGAATGTGCTTGTACGGCACAAGGCCGAACGTGTCGGGGTCGGTGGATGACGCGCCGTCTACTCGCCTCAAAATCGGAGCGACATAATCCTTGTAGGTCTCCGGCGGATAGTCGAACCGCGGAACAGGGAAATCGGTGAACGCCTCAAACAGATCGGCCTCAAGTGGTCGGTAGTTAGTGCACATGGAAACCTCCGCGGATGTTCCATGATAGTGCCAGATGCGCTCAGCCGAATCCTGGCTATACTACTGTACATTCATACAGTACTAGCCATGCCTGACCGCACACCCCTAACCGCCGCCCAACTTGCGGAAATCTACGATCGAAATCCGGCTCCCGAAGTCCTGCAACTTCTTCGCGAGATACGAAGGCTGCACGGGATTGTGCGTCGGGCCGATCAGATCCGGCAGATGTGCGCCGGGTGTGCGCCTGTTGCTCAGGTGGTGTGGGATTGTTTCGTGCGCGAGCTAGATACTGAACCGTGCCTCCGCGATCTGCCGACACCGCGGCAGCAGCGGCGCATTGATGAGAGCGTGCGCAGGATAGAGGAACGGCGGAAGAACGAACGGAGGTGAACATGACGCTAGATGACTTGAACCAGTTTGGTATCGTGACCGCCTACATCGAGGATTCGGAACTCGGCAGGCGATATATCGCGTGCATCGGGCAGCGGACGGCGGGCGGGATGAGGTCCAGCGACGGCCAGTATTGGACGGGCGATACCGAGCTTGAGGCGGCTCGGCGGTGCTACGATGAATCGGGATTCGGAGAGGTGCCGGATTCGGCTAAAGACGCGCCAGCTAGGCTGGGCTAGGGATGGGTATGTTAATTCTGGAGCGAGACCACTTCGCGGCGATTCAATCGCGTGTTCGCGAAGAGTTTCCTGAGTTCGATGACGGCGCAGTTAGGCACGCATCCAACAAGATAACGAACGAAATTCGACGCGGCCATTTCGACGTCTACAACATCGATGTGAGCCATGGGCCGATGGACGACAACGGCTATTACGTTCACTTCAATGTCGAAGCGAGCGGGACGACGGTTTATGTTCGGGTAACGGTGGATTGATCGTCGCCGATGGCGAGAATAGAGGGGTGCGTCCGAAGCGCGCAGCAGTGCCTCGGACGGGATACAACAGATGCAGAGTGGCCGGATTCGAACCGGCGAGCGAAGCTAGTCCTATGACCTCGCATACCAGACCTGTCTAGGACGTCTCCTAGGCATTCACTCCACGTACAGACCACCACTTGTTAAGCGTGTTTACAGCCGCAAGCCTGTCGTCATAGTTAAATTAAATAGGATTACTACTGAAATTACGACTGGAATCAGGCGGCAGCGCCGTTCCAGTGGCTTCCGCCGCCACCAATGCGCACGCCAGCCCATAAAAGGAAGGCGCGCCAAGCCGGAACGCCGGAAACCAGCGCTGCTTCGCGTAAGACTGCATCGGCCACGTTGCGTGGAACGACATGCGATCCATACAACCAGTCGTGCAGGGCCGAGGCTTCGTGCGCGGTATCGCCGGTCAGTAGAAAAGCGATCATTACCCGCGGCACTGACGCAAAATCAGTCAAGCTGCCTGCGGGCATTGCGAAGGTCTGCTTCGCCACATCCGATTGATACACCAGTGGCGCAGTCAGGCGCCATGTCCCGCGCCCGCTGTTTGTCGCGTCGCTGACGAGCTCAACCTGCAGATCGGTCAGAAACGCACTCATACGCCGCTCGCCGCCGATGCTGGTTCCACGGTAGCCGGCAGCGCAGCGATGACGCTCGATAGAACGATTTGAGCAACCGTGAGGTCAATGCCGATCTTCGTCTTATCCTGGTCCGAAAGCGGCGATGCGTTGACGACGGCCATAACAGCCGGCAGCGCAGTCGAACCGAGAGATTTCAAGTCAGCGACATTGACGCTGGAGCCTGCCGAGCAGACGGCGGCGACGACCGGGGCGGCTTCGGCAAGTTTGGCCTTTGCGTCATCGCTCAGGCCGACAACGGCTTGCAACGATGCGATGGCAGTTTGGGTTGGCGGGCAAACCTGAGCGGCGACCTGCGCTGGAGTTTGAACTATGCCAGTGGTAGCGCAGCCGGAAATGAGCGCGACAAGGCCTGCCGCAAGCAGCATAAATTTACGCATGACGATTCCTTACTTTAGGATTTGGGCGGCCGAAATGGCCGTTTGAGTGACAGCGCCAGCGACGGCAGAAACCGTGGCACTTTCGGCGGCGATGGGGGCAGTAGCGACAACTGCAGATTCAGAAAAGTCGATCACGTAGTCATTGCCCACTTTCGACACGTGCACGTTGACATTGCCGATGTCACGCCGGGATAACACCCGAGCCTCGCAGCACAAGACCTGTCCCGTCGGCGCATCGACGTACGGATGGACGTCGTAGACGGCAGTGCCAGCGCAGCCGGTGAGCGATAGGGCCAGCAGTAGCGCGGCGGCCTTCATTGCGCGGGCGGCGTTGCTGCAGCGTTCTTCGATCCGATCACGTGCACGGCGCCAAGCACCGACAGAGCGCTGCCGATCGCGTTGATGAATCCGTCAACCGGCGTCTTTCCGAAGAAGGCGAAAACGCCCCACGCAGCCATAAGGCCCGCATAACAGCCGACTTTTAGATAAGTGTTCATGCTTGCTCCTGTTCGTCTTCGCTAAAGATGAAATCGTCTCGCTTGATGCGCTGCATTTCCCAAACGGGCAATGGAATCATGTGAATGCCGTGATTAATGCCGCGGTGATGCTTCTCGCAGAGAATCCGCATGTTGTATTCACTGTCGATGAAGTCGGACGGCTCCTTGAAGGTCGTCCAGTCGAAGTCAGGATGCAGCGTGCGCATCTTGTCCCAGTCAATGCCGTCGCTATCCGCCCACTCGGCGTGCCAGTGGTGTACCTCGCGTTTTTCCTTCGTCCCGCAAACCCAGCAAGGCGTGTCAATCACAGCCACAAGGTGATGCTTTGTCTTGCGGAACAATGCTGACTCGGTGCGGGGCGGATGGTCCGGATAGAAGATCGAGAACGTCAGCGTTTGCTTCTGCTCATGTTCGTGTGCGATTTTCATAGGCATAAAAAAAGCCCGCAAACGCGGGCCTCATAAGAAGTGTGACGGGATCAGGTGACCTGAAGCAGGAACCACTTTCGATTCGTGGCGCCAGTGCTATCAGTGATGACGCATGCGATTTCGTAGGCAACGCCGGTAGTCCCACCCAACAGCCAGAACACGACTTGCGTTCCTTCGATGACGCCAGCTTGAGATAGCGTGATGCCGGTCGGAACGGTGATCGTTGCAGTGACTAGCGTTGCGCCTGGCGCCAACTCAGCCGCCCATTCGAATGCATAGGGAAGGTTCGCTATCGGGTCTTTCGGCGAGATACGATTGTTTGGAAGGCCAACCATAGTGAGTTCCTGGCCATGTGGCCTGTTATCCGACTTTGAACACTCGCGTTTCAGGCAGCACAACGTATGTCCGCGTCTCGCCAGCGACCGTAAATAGGCGGTTCTCTGCGTAGACGTGGTAGATAGCCGGGTTGACGTCGGCTGAGGTGATGACGCCGGTCGCAACGCAGACGTTGGGCTGCTGAGTGCTGGCTGCCGAGCCGACTATCGGCTCGAGAATGATTTCACCAGTAGCGTTGGCCGCATTGGGCTGCTGCACACTCGCCGCGGCGCCCGACACAAGAACAGCGCCACTAGCCGAGGTGGAGTTGGCCGCCTGAACCGATGCAGCCGAGCCGGAGACAGCAACCAAGCCCACAGACAGCGAGGCATTCTTGCTCTGCATCGAAGCGCCGGCACCCGACACAGCGATGCTGCCCGATGCCGCAGAAACGTTCGGCGCTTGGGTACTGGCGGCACTCCCCTGAACGACGTTGCCGATCGCGCCTGAAGCGTTTGAGACGTTCTGCGCCTGGGTGCTTGATGCTGCGCCGGCGACTGCAACCGAGCCGGAGGCAGCCGATACATTCAGCGACTGCGTGGACGAGCCCGATCCGGAAACGCGAACAGAGCCAGCAGCGCTGGCAGTGTTAGGCGCCTGATTCGACGCCGCGGCACCGCCTACAACGACCTTCCCGACGGCAACGCTGGTATTCGTGGCTTGGGTCGATGCAGCCGCACCAGTTACGCGGATGGCGCCTGAAGCAGACGAGGCATTGACGGCCTGCATACTTGCCGACGATCCCGAAAGTGAGATTGCGCCGGCAGCAGACGAGACGTTGGGCCCTTGTGTCGATGCGCCTGAGCCAGTAACCGGACTGGAGCTCGCGAGATACTTGGCCGTCTGCAACGTGATGTTGCAGAAATTCCCGGCGCCAGCATTGACTGTCGTCAGCGTGACCGCAAGAGTGAGCGTTTGGCTCGCGCTGTTCGCGCTGTACGTGAGCGTCGTTAGATAGTCGGTAGATGCGCCAGCAACGACACCGGCCGGCGTGTGCGTAACCGCAGTAGCGCTGCCGTCTGACAGTGTGGCGACCAGTTTCGCCGCAGCAGTGTTCGCCCCAGTGTCTCCGCCATACATTCCCCACGCAATAACAACTGTGCGTGTCGTGGTATCTGCAGGAACGGTGAACTGAAAGCCATTACCGACAACCGCCGAACCTGACGCAGGCGCAAAGATGCCATCCCCGCTAGTAGCGCTGGCCGTCGGCGTGCCATCTGTCCACGTGATGCTGCGTACGTCTGGTCCGTATCCGCCAAGCGTAACGCCCGTGCCGATAGCGGTAGGCAAAGAGATGGTCGAACCGCCGCCGCTCTTTCGGTTCGGACTTGTTGCGCTCTGCGGAAACTGAATCCAGTCGGTTTGTACTGGCGAACTGAGATTGACGGCGGATGAATTTACAGCAGTGGAGCCGGATAGGCTTCCCATGTTCGCCCCCGGTTACTGCCTTAGTTGCCGTTCGTCAGCGTCCACGACGTGATGGATACCGTCTGTCCTGTTGCAATGGACGTCGAGCCAGTTAGGTTGAGGTCGGCGCCAGAGGTGCCAACACTGCCGTCAATCAGAGCCGTGCCGCCCGAGGTCGTAAGCCGATACCAGGTGGCTGCGGTTCCGGCGCCCGCGCCGGCCGTGCCAGTGCCGTTTGCGATGGCGCCAACGGTAAGCACACCCGCGGACGCAGCACCGAATGTCGCGGCACACGTATGGGTCGAAAGCGCAACCTGCGACGTTACCGCCGTGTCGGGCGACGCGGGCTGCGTGCCGCTGTACAAGGTGAGGATCGCCGACGTGCCGGCGGCGGTGCTGATCGCCGCCTGTTGCGAGGTCTTCAGTGCAGCCGAGTACTTCAGGTTCGATGCCATTCGGGCTCCAGAAACGAAAACGCCCGCACTAGGCGGGCCTTATGAGTTTTATGCGTGAGACGAATATTTGACGTTTATTCGTTTGACAGATATTTACGCGGGCATGACGCCGGTTTCCATGGCGGAGCACAGGCGCACCGCTCGAGCGCCCACTTGGCCATGCCAATCACTGGCCTTCATACCCGCCGCAGCGATGGCATACGAACCGCGTTGCATGGCCGCAAGCGTGTTCTTGAAGCCGAGTAACTTGCCGATACCGAGGTTAAAGCACATGTTCGCGACGACGCGTTGACGAACGTCGTCAAGCTGGCGCCACCAAGGAAGGTTGCGATCCAGATTGGCGAACGTGTCGGCGATGTCTTGCTCGAGCAGTTGGGTGACCTGTGCTGGCGTCAGCGGGTAGGCCCAGTTCGACGGCAAAGGCTTGGCTTGCAGGTTGTGGCCGACGCCAGTTGTCTGAATGCCTTTTGTGTCCTTGTATGGCCAGTAGCGCACGCCTTCATCGCGGCGCAGTTCGGCCTCGAGAAGTGTGGTGTTCATCCTTGCCCCGGAAACTTTCCATGTGCCAGCGCCCAGATGGCGCCCGCCACCGTCAGGAAAGGCCCGAACCAAACCACGAGTTTCCGCATGACGCGACCAGTCGCTGTGAAGAATCCAATCCCACCCTTGGCAAGCTTCAGCAGTTCGACCAACTCCTGAGTGTTCAACTCGACGCGTAACGTCGCCTCAGTGTTTGCTGATAGCTCGCCACGCCAGTCAAAGATCTGTTGCTCGATCGTGCTCATGCGTTGCTCCAGGGCGGTGATACGGTCATCGCCGTGCGGGTGTGGATGGTTCAAAGGAGTGGCCCCGGAAATGGAAAAAGCCGCCTCAGTGGGCGGCCTTGGGTTTGGTCTGGACGTAAAAAAACCGCCTCGTCGGGCGGTTTAGTTTTGATGCTTTGAAGGTATCAGGCGGCTTCCGGTTCGAAGCGCGGTATCGCTTCAAGTTGCCTCTCTATCTCGGCCTTGTGCACGGCTGTTTCGTAGTCGAGTTGCAGGCCCGTCCAGAATTCGTCATTGGTTCCGAAGTAGCGGGACAAGCGCAAACCAGTATCCACGGTGATGGCGCGATGGCCAGCGATGATGTCACTGATGCGCGTTTGGTCAACACGAATATCTTTGGCGAGCCGGTACGCACTGATACCCATCGGAGTCAAGAATTCCTCCGACAGGATTTCCCCCGGATGGGGGTAGGGGATTTCACGTGGCATAAGCGGCACCTCCTAGTGATAGTCGACGATCTCAACGTCGAATGCACTTCCTTGATCGAACCGGAAGCACACTCGATATTGATCGTTGATCCGGATGCTATGTTGCCCAGCACGGTCGCGCTTGAGCGCTTCCAGTTGGTTATTGGGCGGAACGCGCAGATCATGCAGCGTTTGTGCCCGGTGCAACATGGCAAGCTTCCGCATCGCGACTTTTTCAAAGTTCACGAACCTGGCGACGCGCTGTCCGGCAAATAGCGCGGCGGTGTCGGGGCATCGGAAGGTTTGGATCATGTAGGAATGCTAGTGCGCCGCATTACTACCGTCAAGCATGAGTATGTAACAGTATGCGGCCTAGACAACACATGAAATTCCCCTTGCTTTTTCAACCCCAATGGGGCTAATATTTTCAACACAGGGAGGCCTTTCCGGCAACCCGTCATCTCCGAAAGGAAGAATCATGAAATACTCTTTTCGTGCCGCCGCGCGCACAATTGGACGAACCCTTCATGCTCTACAAGGCTCTCACGACCGAAGACTTGGCGCGCCTTCAGAAGGTGCTCGGCTTTACCGGTGCCCAGATGGCAAAGCTGCTGGGCGTGTCCAGCGACAAACAGTATCGGAAATACACGGGCGGGAAGAAGCCTCGTGTGGTGAGCATGCACATGCTGTTCTGGGCTATGGCGCACCGCGTGCTCAAGCAGAAAGACATCGAGACCGTGTACGACGCGATGCGAGAGGCCGGAGCGGTGCTAGACCCCAACGCCGATCCTGCCCCGGAGCAGGATGGAGAGCCGCAGCCGTAGCTATGACGCTCGGCTGCGCCGCGGCCGGCGCGCACGCTGAGTCGTTTTTCCATGCTGAAGCGGGCCTTGGCGCCACGAACTTTACAGCGATGGGCGATGGAATGTACTACCAGCAGGGCTTCAGCCATCACCTCAAGCTCCGTGTTCCTGCGGGCCGCATCGGCGTTGGCTTGACCGCGCTCCCATATACTCGCGGCTCGTGGCTGCCCGGCGTCGATTTGAACCTCTCGTACATGTACTTCGGCACAGCCAAGATCCAGGGCGATGCCGTGCCAGATGCCTCGGACTACACTGATGGTGTCGGCGGTTACAACCCGCAGAAGCAGGCATGCAACGGCACATGCGGCCCGATGCGTTACTTCGACACGGGTGGTTCGCTCCAGGCCATTGCGCTAACCATCGAGCCTTACTACGAGGTCGGGAACTGGCGGTTTAGCGTCGAGGGCGGCCCGGCAGTCTTCAAAGGCACATGGACGTCGACGATGACCGTGATGTCTGAAACGAGTCCTTGGGGGCCGCGCGGCTCCGTCGAAACACTCGCACATGACCCCAAGCCACAACTCACATGGGTGGCCGGCGCATCAGTCGCCTACAAGAAGGTGACCGTGCGCTACACCTACATCAGCACGCCGTCGAAGAACGTCAGCAACAGCAATGTGCCGCTCGGTTTCAGGGCGGCACACATGGTGACTTTGGGTTATCGGTGGTGAACATGCCTCCGGGCAGAAAACGCCGGGCCATCATATATACTCGCCGGCACGCTTAAATACCGAGAGACAAGGAAATTCTGATGGTTACCAAACAGGACGTCGAATCCGCATATTTGCTGCTGCTCGGGCGCCCGGCCGAGCCCGGTGCCGCTGAGTACTGGATGGAGAACGTCTACCACACGCTGGATCTCGTCAAGGGTCTTATGGGTTCGGACGAATTCCGGACGAATCGACTTCCTCGACTGGTTGAAGCTGGTCTGTCACTCTCCGATTTGGCCCCCGCATCCGCACCTACGTCCACCGAAGATAATGGCGCTCCGATGCAGGCCGCGCTCCATCGCGGGATCGGCCAACTGGAGGTCACCAAGATAAACAGGCCTGAATCTCTGCCTGGGACCGTCATCGTAAAGGTTGGCGCTTCCGGAATCTGCGGTACCGACCTGCGCGCATATAGGCAGGATCCAAACAGCCACGACCTTCCGCATGGCCATGAATTTGCCGGGACAATCGTCGAGGTCGGCGAAGGCGTCTCGCGCGAGCGCATTGGCAAGCGTGTTACTGCCGATCTGTTCCTGAATGCCATGTGCGGGAAGTGCCAGTTCTGCACAAGCGGTCATCCCTATCATTGCGTCAATAAAGCGCTTCCGTTCCGATCTGGTGGCTTCGCTGAATACGTGCGCGTTAAAGACTCGGCGACGTTTGACCTACCCGACTCGATTGATGATGCCCTCGGGGCCTTCGTCGAACCGCTCGCTGTAAGCACTCATGGAGTGCGATTGGCTGGTGTTCGCCCGGGAATGACTGGGGTCGTTATCGGCGCCGGAACTATCGGACTCTGCGCAGTCGCCGCTGCACTACACGCCGGGGCCACAAATGTCTTCGTTGTTGCACGACATGCTTTTCAGGGCGAGCTCGCACTGGCAATCGGAGCGACGGACATACTGCCGGACGATATCGGGTCAGCGATCAATCGGATCAGAGAAGTCGCCCCCCATGGCGCAGACTTCGTGATCGAGGCCGTTGGAGGCGGCCAAGCGACCATCGATCAGGCGACGAGATTTCTTGCGCCCCGCGGTCGGGTGGGGATAGTGGGTGCGACTGGCCCCGGTATCAAAGTGGTCGAGGCTTACCCGGCGCTGATGAAGGAGCTGACGTTCCTCTACTCGACTTGCTATGGATACCTGGATGGCAAGCACGATTTTGAGGTGGCAATCGAGAATCTAGCACTCAATGGCGAGCGACTCCGAAAATTGATCACGCATGAATTTCGGATCGCCGATGCTCCGCTTGCGTTTCAAACTGCCAACGACAAGAAGTCGGGCTCAGTCAAAGTCCAATTCAAACTTTGACCGATTCAAAGCCACGCCCACGCTTTCCACGCGGGACGTGGCTTTACATCTCCCTACGAACCAGACGATTGAGGCGCTGGCAGCCCAATGACGCCAGCAGCGGTCATTTGATCGTAGTACGTTTTCCACCTCGGATCGCTCGACTCTACCGTGCCAAGATTCGAGAATACATATCCGTCTTGAGGGCCCGCGAAGTACGATTCGATCGTCTCTTCGCTTGCATCGGTGAACTGGACATTTAGCGTCGTCATAGTTTCGCCATTAGAAGTCGTATGCAGTGACGTTCACGTTAAAGGTGATGGTGCCGGTCACACCAGTGTTCGTGATATACACGGTCTGCATGGTCGGCATATCCGATACATACGGGTATTGCCCGTTGCTAGCGCCAGCACGGAAGAACGTCGTGCCGGCTTGCGAGGCGTCAGCCCCAACGCTCCATAAGAGGCTGTCAGCCGAAACCGAGCTACTGTAGAATGAATCACCCCAGACGCGTACAGCATTTTTGGGGACCACAGCAGACAGCGAGACTGCAGTCATCGTGGAATGGTTCGTAGTCGCAGTATAAGCAACTGTCCGCACAATGATGACGTGCCGATCACGCACATAGCAAATCGGGAATTGGCTACTCGCATTGGTGGGGACGACAGCCACAAGCCCCGACGCCGTGTACCCGCTAGGCATATTTGCGCCGCCGTACACATTCGGCGCAACCGCGCTCGTCGTATTCGTTGCCAGCAGTGCGCTAACACCAGTCGTCGGGTTGTAGATCGCGTACAGCGCGACATAGCCGGACACCGGCGCCGTACCAGTGTCCATCCCGCCCGCACCAGTCGTCGCGAGATTGATGGTCTTGCTGAAGCTGGCGAGAGTGTATTTCAGGCCTCCAAGCGCAGAACCGACGATGATTTCATCTGCCGTCATCGTTGCCGTTGCCGACGCCGTCACGACGCTCATTGCGAGGTTGCGGACGCCACCAATAACCGATTCAGATTGAGCGCTGACGGCAGCAATCAGGTTGGACAACAGCGTCGCCGTCGTGCCGTCATCTACCGAGTTCTGGCCGGTCGTGTTGGTGATGAACTGAGCCAGAACTGCCGACATGATCGACGATTGGCGCCATACCTTGTTCAAATCGGTGGATTTGGCGATGCCAGCCACAAACCCGTTCTGCGTCAGCGTTGTGTTCGCAGCGTATGTAGCTTGGGGCGTAACGTTCGCGCTGCCGCCTACTGCGAACGGGATAAAATCATTGGACATTTGGGCTCCACGAAGCAAAAAGCCGCACAGAGGCGGCTTATCTTGTGATGGTGAGTGATTAGTGCGGGAGCGGCGTTACCCATGCCCCTATATCGAAACCGGCTATTGCCGAATTTTCGACGTCTAGGCCGAATACAGGAGAGTCCGGAACGCTGGGCAAATAGTAATTCGTGATTCCCACGCCAGCGGGCCGGAGGTTGAGATAGCCGCCGGTGAACAGCGCCAGCGTCACAGCATCCGGGCTTGGCCCCACCAGAACGACGTTCATCGTCATATCCTGGTTGTCAGCAATCAGAACCGAATAACCGAGCGGCGCGAAAATCGTGTTCCACGCGTCATAGGCGCTCGGGACGGTTCCATCCCAATTGTTCGCTGCGATCGTCGCGTACAGCAGAATCCGGAATTGATCATCCGGCAGCGCCACCAGTCCTGTTGTCGGATCGAATGGCCCGAGCCATGTACCTTGATCGAAGCCCAGGCCTGTCGTGTCGAGACTAAAATAGACTCCAGTCAGCGGCAGCGACAGGTTGCGCGAGACGCCAACCCATTCTCCGATCCGGTCAAGCTGCTGGCCGACTGCCGTATCGATGTCGTAAAGCTCTGGAATCGACGCCAGCAGATTGCGACGATCGACGCCCCACTGAGCGAGCAGCGATACCATCGCCATGAAGCGGGGCGCTGACTGGTGCTCCGACGTGATGAGCGATGTGTAGTCGGATATTAATGCCGTCATGTCGTCACGTTGATGTCGGCAGCGACGCATTGCGCGCCTTCATTGAACGCCAGAACCAGGTCGCCATTCACCAGCACTTGCGCGCCTGCGTTGATAGTCTTGCCTGCGGCTATCGCCGGCGTGAACGTCACTGCATTGCCGACGATGTTGGTGATGGCGGCCGTCAGTTGCGATCCATCTGTCTGATTGACTATGATCGATCGTCCAATTGCGAGGCTTGCGACGTTTGCGATACTGATCGTGCTGACGCCTGCGTTGTACGGTCCGCCCGTCACCAGCATGTCGCCACGGCCCTGAAAGATGTTCGTGACCGGCAGGTTATAGGTGTTGCTCAGCACGTCGAGCTGGGCCTGAGTCAGGCCAGAGCTAGAAGTCGCTGCGTCGCCGTACAGGTTCGCAGCACCGAACAGTTTTCCGAGCAACGAGTCCTGACCGATGGCGAAGCTGGTCAGGTACGTCACCAGTGCATTCGTGATGAGGGCGAACGTTGTTGACACGAATCCCGTCAACGGAACAATCTTGACCTGAACTAGCACCGCTTCTTCGGTCATCTCGAAGAAGTTGATCGTGATCGGCACTCCAGCAGGATCGGTGACAGTGACAGAAGTCGTGCCAAACGTACCTGTTCCTGGCGATTTCTTCGCCTCGATGGTCTGGGCGATCGTCGTGATGTCGCCACCTTCGGCAACGACGGCGATCGAGTGACCCGGTACACCGTTGGCATCCGTGGTGCCAGTCTGATTCTCATAGACTTCGAATCGACCAACACCAGGCACATTTCCGACCGCAGCCTTGATCGCCTGCAGGGGCGTCAGCGCAGCAAGCGAAGTTGATGTAGCCTGACGCTGGCGAAGTGCCGAGTCAGTCTCTACCGGATCGCCCGGTGTAGCTGGAGCGCCATTCGTCACCGACTGCCACCCGCGCGTCGGCGTATTAATCCCATTGATCGCGCCAGCAATAGCCGTGATCGCGCCGGGCTGCTGCGCAGTTGCAGTGACATCGATAGTGCCGCTAACCGGGATGACGACAGAGGCCGGCAGGTTCCACAGATTCTTGTTCGTGTCCTGCGCAACGCCGTTGTTGATCGGCGTGCCGACCTGACCAACCAGCGTCACAACTGCCGTGCTATTGCTCGATGCATCGCGGCGCAGACCGTTAATCTTGACCTGACTAGAGAGCGCCGCACCTTGGGCGAAGGAGGGCGAATAGCCGTTGTACGTGGTGACGTCGGCCTGATTGCCGTCGTTGACGATCTGAGCGAGGAATGCCAAAAACTGACCATCTTGCGCGTCAGGCTGGACATATATGTCACTGCCGTAAATGCTCTGAAATGATGCAGTCAGGCTGGCGAGGATCGTCGCGAAGTCGGGCGCCGAAATACCCGTCGAATCGATCGCAGCCGCCAACGTCGAAAGCGGAAGTGTTGCCATCAGAGAACCTGGGTAATAGTCGTTTGGCCGAATTGCGTATTCACTGTCGCGGCGACCGTAAAGGCGCGCGTGGACGGATCGAGGTGGCTTGCGTAGTCGACGATCTCAGTCACGCCCTGCGTTTCGAGAATCACGGTCTGGACTGCGAGGTCGCGTGTCGCTTCAGTTCCGGCGCCGAGGATTTGCGTGTTGTAGGGTGTACCCGCCGTCTGATCGAGGAACCATTCACCCCGAATAAGCTTGAGGCGGGTCTGGATGGCTTGAGCGACAGCGGCAGGAGAGTCGACGAGGAAATTGGCTGCGTTCTGCCCGAACGTGTAATCACCGTTGGCGTCGAGAGTGCGATAGCGCATATCAGTTCGGAGGATTGGTGTTGCTGCCCGCACCGTTCTCATGGTGGGTATGCGTGCTATCGATCGCCTTCCCGTTCGATGTAACCGAGCCGATGAAGTTGATGATCCCGGTGATGGTTGCTGCGACTCCGCTTGCGGTACTTCCGGCCATGCCAGCAAGCCACGTGAGCAGCCCTTGAATCGTCACGGAGCCCGTGAAAAGGTTTGTCGGTGCGTCGACCTCGAAGCCGCCAGGCGCGACGATCTTGATTTTCTGCGTCGTCGGGTTCAGGTCGAAATAGGTCGATGCGTCATTGCTGCGGAGCTGCACGCTGCTCGTGCTGATACCGCTGATCTTCGTCGCCTGCGAGAACGGTCCCGGTAGCGCGAAGCCGTCCGACAGGTCATGCATCCGGAACTCGGATTGCACCTGGACGCCGCCTGCGCTATACCACGCGTCGATGCAGCGCGATGAGAACACGACGAGACATTCGTCATCCTGCGCGATAGGGAAGGTCAGAGTACAACCGCCACCGCGAGGGAATACGACCGGACAATCGAGCAGCAATGGAAGTGCGACCCATTGCGTCGAACCATCTGGCGCCCTTACTTCGGCCTTGATAGCCGGCTGTACGACGCACGTCACGGCGATGGCGTCGAAACTTTCTATAATCCCTGGCAGCGCCGTCCAGACCTGTGCCTGATGCCCGTCCAGAGCCAGGCGAAGCGCTTCCTGACTGTCATTTACGCGTTCTAACTGGAGCATGAGGTATCAGATGAAAATTGCTGTTTTTGCACTTACGACGTTGATCGCCATACCTGCTTTAGGGCAGACGGATGACTACGCTTCTCGCCTATACCAATCCAAGAAGGAGCAGATATTTAGCGGCCACGAGTCCCCCTCTGCTCAAGTAGCTCTCACATCCAAGCCGGAACCGAGGCAACCGACGGCCAAAGGAATGGATCTGGTCGACGGAGCAATCGTGTGCCCGTCAATGGATGAGGCGAATTGGCTCTACAGCCGGATCAACGAAGCCCGGCACGCCCGGCAGTCGCTATCGCCGGAATTGAGGAAGCAGGGCGCATTGCTCAACGGCTACGACTATGGCGCGGAACCGAAGCCGTCCGACTACCAGTGTCAACTCGTGCCAGAGGGGACGCCGATGAATGTCCGGATGGAGATGGGCGTTATTCCTGTCGTTTCGGGAAAGCTGAAGGATGGGCGTCCATTTGCAGGCGTCACGATTCCAAACATGGTTGATCGCTAACCGGTCGCCGCTACAGACTGGTTCTGATTGCTCGCCGACACATCTACTGCGAGGCAGATCATGTCGACATACCAATCTTGTCCGCGGCTGTCACCGCTGAACTCTGCAGTCATAACGCGGTACGTGCCCGCAGCCGTCACCACCGTCGCAATAGCAGTGTCGTACTTCAACCCTTGCTGCTGAGTCGTGATCTGGTTGATATCGGACTGCGCGATCTGCACAAGACAGCCAATTCGGATCAGCGGATTGAGCAGGGCGCGTACTCGCACTCCATCCTGCGTCGCCTCCGGCACACCGACAAGCCCAGTCGTCGATGACAGCACAACCGCCTCGCCCGGTCGATAGCCAGTAATGGGCACCAGCACGAACTCGCCATTCTGGATCGACCATCGGAAGCCGTACTTGTCGGCCCAGTCTCTCGCGTAATCGCGGGACATCCCAAAAAGCACCTTCCCCCTCGAGAGGGCGTTTGCGGTTCCGGCTGCTGAGCCAGCAATCAGGCCGCTGGCATCGGTCGCAAACTTGATCGGAGGCGTACCGTTGGACGATGCAGCCCCCGTGATTGAGCTGATTACCTGCTCCGGCTTCTGGCCGGCGACGATCGATTGGCTGATGACCGAGAAGTTGTACCAGAGGTCGGAGTCGGCGGCCCATATATCGATATAGCTGTCGACATTGCGCTCACGACCGGTTGCCGTCTGCTTGATCGACCCGGTAAACACTATTCCGAAGTTACCGTTTTCATACCCGGCTTGTAGGGTGATAGTGCTGAACTCAGTGCTGGTGTTCGTGCCGATCTTCGCGACGGTTTGCGGCGAGAGGTTGTACACCCGGACGTACAACGTGTTTGGTGTCTGCGCATCGGAGTTCGTCGTGCGGAACGTAAAGCGGAAATCCGAAAGATCGAGCCCAACCGTGCCCGTCGAGACGACCAGCGTTGCTTTTCGTCCGAACTGGTTCATGGATTGGTAATGGCGTACAGATGCCCGGTTGTGCCGAGGTTATCGAATGTCGGGACCGTGTCCGGCGAGTTATCGGTCTGGGCTACCAAAGCGAAGTTGAGACCGAGATAACCGAATTGCTCGAGCAAGTCTGCACCCGTCACCATCGGAATACCCGACACGACGGGGTTGCCGCTCGCGTCCGAAATATCGATCACCCAGCTATCGTTAGGAACATTCCATCGAACCGTAAATCCGTAGGTCACGCCAGCGAGAGCGATATTGAACGTCTGCGGCTCAGGCGAAAGCGGGATTTCGTAATAGGTCGTCATACCTGCTGGCCCGACGAATTGAACTGAGGCAGAGCGGTCGCATTGATGTTCGGCGAGGGCAGGGGATACTTTACGCCAAAGTTTTGCGCCGCCCCGTTCTGCTCCGGATTCTTCATGACCGATGAGTCGGGCACCGTCACGGTCTGCGTCTGCGCCATCAAAAGCTGACGACATCCAATCCGGATTACCAGACTGTTTTCGGTCTTCGCGTCCGTCGTCGTTGCAAGCGACTTGACCAGCATGTTCTGATAGACGCGCTTCCCGGTGAATATCGCGAACAGCAACCGGTTTGCCTGCATGGCAAGCAACTGCTGATACGCCGCCTGAGAAGGTGAGCCTCGCCCATTGCTCGCAAACATATTCACAATGCCGCCAATAGTCCGTGTTGCACCGAGAATGGTTTGCAGGGCAGGGCTTGTGTTTGCTGCGGCGCCGACGATCTGGTTAGCCAAACCTGAATTGTTCGGGCTATCCGACCAGCCTGCCGTGATGATCAATTCTGACGGGCGCTTGAACGCGTGATCGGAAATCACGGTTCCCTGTTCTACGGGATGGTCGGTGATTTCAAGGTCGTCACTATGCACTTCCTCGATCGTCGCGTCTGGAACGAACAACGATCCTGATCCATCATCAAACCCACGCTTCTGCTTATGGGTCAGCAGTTGGATCAGGATCTGCCCCGCCGCAACCGCGTTCCCAATTGCGCTCATCTGAATGCTCCAGCGAAGTTTCTTACGAGGTCGCCATTGACGCGGCTTTGTTCGCCACCGACAGCGCGTGCCGTTCCCCGAGGATCGGACGAGCCGGGGATATGGAACGTGTTCTGCTGCTGGATGTTGATGCTCGGGGATGAACTTCCGCCGCCGGCACCGAGACGTGCGTCGCTCATTGCGCTGACATTCCCAAACGCGCGACCGTTTTCATGCTGGAAAATTGCATTGGCGACACCGCCGAGTTGATCGCCGCTGAGTTTTGTGTCGGCAGAAATGCCGAGCTTCTTCGCGACAGCATCAACATAGGCTGAAGTATTGTTCTCGCCCGGCGGCGCCCAGCGCGAAATGATCTTGCGAACCGAGTCGTAGCCTTTCGAAACATAGCCTTCGAGAAGCTTGATCGCAGCCTTTATTCCGTCCTCCATCGACTGAAACACTGCGAATCGGCCGTCAGAACCAGTCGCCCCCATCTTCTTGGCGAAGCCACCATAAATGATGTTGCCGGGATTGTTGTTCCGGATGCCGCGGGGAGCATTACTCGATGGCGTAGCATGTTCAGGGGGCAATTCTATGATCGTTCCGAACGAGCCGTCCTCCGGCTTCCCCGGTTTTTGTGCCGGAGCCTTGCCGCCGCGATTTGCTGGCCCGTTGAAATCGAATGTTGCGGGATCGATCGCGCCTGCTGCCGCCTGCTTCTTTTTGACCTGTTCGTCTTCGCCAGCATTAAGGTCTTCGCTGTGAAAGAGAAGGGCGATAGGGCCCAGCACTTTTAGCAGGCCGCCAATGGCGCCACCAGCAGCCACAGCACCGAGACGCGTAACCGCAGCTACCAGGTTGAGGATGCCCGTCACCAACGGCGCTAACTGGATCGCTGCAATTGCAATCAGCACACCTTTCAGGCCGCCGATTGCCTGGTAGACACTGGCGATGTCGTCGCCAACCTTCTCCCAGTTGACACTTTGGATCCAGTTAGCGAGGGCTTGCACGGCATCAGCAATGCCCTGTGCAACCTCTCCAGCATGGTTCTCGGCGAACTTCTCGAACTCTGCAACGAGCGGCGTGAGGACCGGCGCCAGCTTCGACTCGATGACGATCCAAAGGTCGGTGAACGTGTCTTTGACGGAGCGGATCGAGTTATTGAAGTCGACGCCAGCCTGTGCTGCCTGATCCGGATCAATGCCGAACGCGGCGAGCTTCTGGTGATATTGCTGTTCCGCCGCCAGCCGCTTGTCCTGCCCCTGCTCAAGCATCAGCAGAGTGTCGGGATCGATTCCGAACAACTGGGCATACGCAGCCGCCACATAAGGCTGCATTTGCTTCGCCTTGCCGATGAAGCTGTCGAACTTTTCGGCCGGATCACGGCCCGTGACGCCTAGCGAATCAAGCAGGCCGCTTGAGCCGGGATTCAGCCGCAATGTGCGCGAGAAGTTCTCAAGCGCGCCTTGTGCCTGATCTGCCGTCAGCCCGATCTGCCCGGCGGCATACCGCAAGGCCATGATATTGCCGACCGTCGCGCCAGTCCGTTGCGATGCGTAGTAAAGGTTCTCCATCTGATTGGAGATGATCTTTACGCCGGCCACAATCCCGGTTGCGGCAGCAGCGACGCCCGCGCCGACTTGCATTACCGATTTAGTGACGCTCTCGACGGAGGTCGTGAACTTCTTCATCGACGCTTCGTCGATCTTGAAGCCCAATGAAACCAGGAACTCCCGGAGCACGTTATCGCTCATCTGTTGCGCTCCGCTTGCTGTCTAAGTATTTCTTCGTTGGCCGAGCGAACGGCGATTGCGTCATTAAGAAGCGCCACGTCCTCGAGACCCAGCGTTCCGTCTATCAGCGATTCGTACTTGCACAGACGCTCCATGACCGGCTGAAGCAGCCAGTCCTCGCCATCAGGCAGACAGAGCAGGGCGGTGCTCGGCGTTGAAGTCGCGATTACGCCGCTGCCCCTGCGGGAAAAAAACCACCCAGGTTCTCCTGAATCACCTTGACGGCGAGTTGGATCATCTGGCCCATGTCCATATCCTCGAACATGAGGCTGCCGCCGCGGGCGATTACCGGAGCGCCTTGGCCGTTCGGCTGGATTCGCTGGCAGACGCCGAGGCAGATGTCGAGAATGTAGTCGACGTCTTCATCCGACATACCGGAAAGCGCATCAGTGAGCGGACCGAGGAATGCAGCAAACCCCGCGCTCTTGTCCGGAACGCTGCTCATGCCAGCCAGCAACGGAGCCAGCCGGCGAGCAACGTGAAACTGCTTGCGCGCGTCGATGCGGCCGATACGATACTTCTGTCCGCCGACTTCTACGATGTCATTCATGGGTTACACCCCGATCGCGAGTGCCGGGTCCATCACGCCGATGTCAAACACCCATTCGATCGTGCCGGCTTCCATTGCGAAGGTGTTGTTCGGGAACTTCGAGAACGCGACCTGCTGACAGGAATACTGCTCACCGCGGACGATGTCGGAGCCTGCCATCACGCCTTGCCCCCAGTTCGCCGAGCTCGTGCGCTGGAAGTTGTACATCGCCGACAGCTTGCCGTTCGTCGGCGATGTCTTCAGCAGGCGAACTGTGGCTCTCCCACCCTTGCCTGGATTCAGGCTGTGCATGACCGAGCCATCGGCGCCGATGACCATCGTGTTGGCGTTTTCGACGAATTCGAAGGTGACGCCTTCTTTTGCATCACCAGCGCCGTCGCCCAACGTGATCGAACCGCCAGGGCCCGTCAGCGTGAGCGCAAAGTCTTGAAAGCTATACGTGCTCATGTGTTATCTCGCTTATTGGTTGACGCTTACTGCGAAATCGATCGTGTGGACTGCGCCAGCCAGCTTGACAGCGATCTGGAACGGCACTGACTTACGTGCAGCGCGATCTGCCTGGCTCTGCGACGCAACCGCGGGCTGGAAGACGTAATAACCCTTTGCAAGGAAGTCGCCTTGGTTCAGCGTGCCAAAGCCGCCACTGTTCCAGACGCCTGGCGCGAACAGGCCGTTGTTGACGTATTGCTGGCAGACGCCTTCGATGACGGTAGCGAGGGCATGCATACCGGCGTCGGTCTGCGGGATCTTCGTCGTGGTCGTGAACAGCGCGTTGAACAGTGCTGTCTGGACGTCGATACAGAACGCGTCCATGCCGACGATCGTGTCGATGTATTCACCCGATGCGACCTTGGCCGGCTCGATGATCGTCGTGCCGTTGTTGTACGCGACGAAGACGTTGCAGTTCTTGCCTTCGAGAGCCGACATCTGCGTTGCGTTGAGCGTTTCCGCAGCCACCCCCGGCTCCTGCTTGTACATCAGCGTGATCACCGTGTTGTTGCCGGTGTAATCCACCGTCAACTGGCGACCGAGCAGCGAGTTCACTGCATACGCGCTGTTGCTCGAGAACTGGCTACACGTCTTGTTGAAGCCGAGTGCCTGAAGCTGCGAGGCAATGTCGGTCGTCGTGACCGAGTTGAGCACACCGGCTTCCTGCGTCGTCACGCCGTAGAAGTGCTTGTTGTTCGTCGACTCGATGAATGCTGCGAGTGCGAGGTGATCGGAATCTGTAGCCTGCGGAACAGTCAGCCCGTACCATTGCTGGCCGAACTGGTTATCGAACAGAGCTGCCGCTGCTACCGCAGATTCAGCGGCAACGCCTTGCGCGACGTAGGCGCCTGACGATGCAGCAGTTGCGCCGATCAGTGCTGAGATATCCGTACCAGCGCCGCCCGAGAGCGTCGCGCCCGATACCGTGCCGACAGACGCAGCGAGGGTGAACGCGTTGCCCGCCGTGCCAGGGGTCTTATAGACGACCTGAAGCGCTGTGCCAGCCTGGTTGACCGAATAGACTGCCTTCGATAGGTTCGTATCCGCCGATTGGTTCAGGAAGGTGACGGCGTTCTGAAGGGTGGCAGCCAGATTAGCGCCAATCAGGATCTGGTTGCCGGTCGTCAGTGAGGAAACGAACGTAACAACTGTGCCGCCGATCGTCACTGTTGCGGCTGCGCTAGGATTCACCGAGTAAGTGACTGAGCCGAATGCAGTCGGAGCCGACGCGAAGCTCAGCGTCGACGTTGCGCCGGTTGTGCCGTCCGTGATCTGGAATTGTGCGAAGCTCGAGTTCCATACGCAGGTCGAGCCTGGGACGGCCGAAGCAAGGGCAGTCTGAATCAGCGCTGCGATGCCATTCAGATTCGTCGACGAGCCAAAACTGGCTGGCGAGATCGTGTACGGAGTCCCATTGATCGTGATCGAGAACGCTGGGGACGTGATGGCCGTGAAGTTGGCGATGGCCTGCTGCGCCACCGAAAGCGTTGCGCCGAACAGTTGCGCCGCCGTCGCGGTCTGAGCCCAGCGACCGATCAGCACGTTGGCGGGTTGCGGCGACTGACCGAACCATGCCACCGATGCGAGGTATTCAGGCGCCGTCGTGCCGAAGTCCGCGGCGACTGCCGACGAACTGAAGTACTCGCGCATCCGGGAAGCGACATCGATCACAGGCGACGAGCCCAGAATCAACTCGGTATTCAGGTTCTGCGCCTGTGCCGCGTTCGGCGACAGATTCACTGTCCCCTGAATCAGGCGAGAGATAGGAAGTTGACTCGTCGTCATTTGTGGATATCCCAATGAAAAAAGCCCGCACAGTGGCGGGCTCGGAAAGCGTTGCGTGAGGTGTTACTGAGTGACGTTGATCGGCTCGGTCTGTGTTTCAGACTTCGCTGTCGCCTCGGCGGACAGGATGTTGAGGATCGGGTAGGTGCGCACGACGCGTCGACGGATCCGCATGCTCAGATCGAACCGGCGAATCCATTGCTGGTTGACCAGTTCCGGCGCGGTCACGATCGATTCCACTTCTACCAGTCCCATTTCGTACTGGTCGAGGGTTGAATTATTCTGGGCGACGTACATGCCGTCGCGGGCCTGCGTGGCGTAGCTCAGTGCGTTGGCACCGTAGAAGCTGCACAACACCGTAACGACTTCATGCCGAATGAAGGTGTCCAAACCGTTACCAGCCGGGTTGTGCTGCTCGTATGAGTTGGCGTCGTGCTCTATACCCGTTACGCCGATAGCGCACCAGTTCGTCGAAGGCTCAGGCTGTTTCGGCACCGTGGCTTGCCACCGCGGGCGAACCATGTTTCCGGGAAGGCCAGTAATCCCGATCACCAGCTTCTGGAAGATTGCATCGAGATCTGCGTCTTCGGGCGGCGATGCCCCAACTGGCTGAAGATAGCCCGCAACGCTGGAATCATTAGCCACTGGAACCTCCAGAAAGCGGGATCAGTTCGCAGTTCGCTGCCGTGAAGCCGATACCAAAGCGTGACCAGTCGCCGACGTTGGTCACCGTGTAGCGGCGACCGTTCCATGTCACGATGTCAGCATCCTGTCCATCACTACCTGCCTGCAACAGGAATCGGCTATGCACGGTGATCGAACCATTGATGCGCGAGCCTTCCGCCAGGCGCATCAGCAGGTCGCCAGTATTGTTGGTCACGACACCGTAGAAGGGCGTGGATACCGCGGAGTCTGTCGCGATACCGTTGTCATCCACGACCTGTGTTTGCCGCGCACAGACGAGGCTATCCACGAAATCCGGATCGAGCAGGATTTCGGAAACGTCAAGTAGCGGCATTACTTTTTCTCGCGGACTACGTAGGTGATCGAGTTGCGGAGCGATCCGGTGTTGATAAGCGGAATGATGCCCGCTTCGTTTTGAGCCTGCGCTGGGTCGGTGCCCGAGTCGACTGCCTTCAGATATTCCTTTTCATCGGCGCGCATGCTTTTCGTCTGCCGGCTTTTATACCGGTTGCGGATCGTCTCGGGGGAGAGTGCGGGCGGAATGTTGCTGCCGATCTTCTTCTTGACCGACTGCGAGGCGATCATGCCGGCGCTGCTCATCTGTCGCTCGGCACCCGCCTGATTACCACTCAAGGCTGCGTCTGCGGCTTTTCCAAGCCGATCGGCGCATTGATCCTGTACGTCTGCAACACCTGGGACGAGAAAGGGGCGGGCGGGTACGTTGTGAGCTGGCGAGCCTGTTTCCATCACGTAGCCGATCTGCGCATTCGTCATCGGCGTGTCGGTGCGCTCGGGCGCGCTGTCGGGGATACCGACCAGCACATCTTTGCCAGAGAGCTTATTGATGGCGTCGATGATGGCCTGCATGTTATCGGCCGTCATCGTTACGCCTGATTTCATGTTGCTCTCAACAGTTGATCTGGAGTCCGCCCGCGCCCATCATGCGGGCGAGGCTAAGGTAGCGAATACCATACGACGTAAGTGCCCAGAAGCCGGCGCCATCCAGCGAGGCGGCTCCTGTGTCGTAACTGGTGCTGACCTTATCGACTGCCTTCGCAGACGTCGGGCCGGTCATCGTGCCTGGCACACCGCCAACTGCCGCCGCCGTCTGGTCACGCACCGACAGCGCCAGATGGTGCGCCGTAACCAGCTCGATACCGATGTTGGTCAACTCCACCCATCGGTCAGCATTGACGAGCGATGTAGCCACCGTCAGCCACGTCTGGATCAACGAATCCGGATAGGTCGTTGCATCGGAGAACTCCGGAAAGTCAGAACGTAGCTGGGCGGGGGTGACGGTCATGATTTAGCGGGTCGGCCGGGTTTTCGCTGTTCTACTTCGACAGCGGGCGCTTCGTCTGTGTGATGCAGCACGAACCAGTGCGATTCGTACTCTGCCGGGATAGCTTCGCCGGCCTTGAAATACAGTGGCCGGTAGTCGTCGCGGGTCAGGGTGAAATCCTGATTGGCGATACGGGTCATATTATGCTCCGGGAATTCGCCGGGAGGCGTCGATTGCAACGGCTCCCGGCAGCCGCTTAGATGCCGTCGCGATAACCGAACGTGGTTGCGTAGCGGAATTCGACCTGACCAAAGCGCGCCCAATAGGTCGTGATCTGGTAGAGCGAACGATACTCCAGCGGCGTGCGCTGCAGTTCCGTCATCGGGTACTGGACGTATTTCTTGTCGTTGTTGTACGCGACCATACGGTCCACGGTACCCAGCACGCCCGGCGTGCCGCCCACACCCGCGCCGATCAGCCACTTCAGCGGGAGGATTTCCAACTTAGTGCCCGACTTCGTGCAGATGTTGTTCTCGAGCAGGTACGTCAGGATCGAGTAGTTCGCCGCGGTGTTGACCATCGTTGCCGCGAGGTAGCCATACTGCGCCGGAGGCAACAGCAGACGGTTCGGCATGACCTTCCAGCCAGCGTTCTGCCAGGTCGTCGTCAGAACTTCGTTGACGTCAGCCAGGATCTGGGCGGGCGTCTTCGTCGTCCATTGCGTGCCCGATCCACCGGTCGGGACGTTCGTCGGTGTGATGATCGACGTCGAGTTGACCAGGCCGGACGTGCCGATCGTCGCATCGCCGAAATAGACCAGATTGTCCAGGTCCATGTTGCGCTTCAGGTTCATTGCTTCGACCTTCTGCGCGTCGACCGGCTGGCCGAGGGCTTGCGCCTTCACCAGTTCGGGCACGGTGTACTTGACTTCAGCACCCCACAGCCGCACCGCCTGAGCGGTCTTGCCGATGTCCAGCGACGGGCCGGCAATCGCGTTGCCTTCGTTCGAGATCCAGTTGATGCCGCCCGGCGTCATGCCGCCAGCCATTGCGAACGCCGAGTTCGTGAACGAAGCGAGTTCGTCAGCCGGCGAAACGTCGGTGCGGATTGCGACGTCACGCGACCAGGTGAATTCGACCAGCGGCTCGTTGAGCGTCTGATCCAGGCGTTCGAGCTGGCCGATCAGGAATGCACCGGTCGAGTCGATCGTCATCTGATCGTAGGTCATCATGCCATCGGTCGTGAAGTGGCGGGCGAACTTGCGCGACGCTTCAGCGATTTCCCGGCGCTTCAGGAATTTTTGAACAGACATGTCCATTGAGTTTTTGCTCCAGAAAAGCAAAACCCCGCCGAAGCGGGGTCTTAAAGGCGGTTAGGCGCCGGGGATTTAGATGTTGACCGCGATTTCGGTAATGCCGTAAGCATCTGCAGGACCGGTGAAGTACCAGTTCGACGGCATGGCAACCGTGTTAGTCGTGTCCGAAGCGGCTTCGAAGCCACCCAGCGGCTTGCCAGCGGACGGCGTAGCGACACGCACATAGACGGTGCCGCCCTTGGCCGCAGTGGCAACGCCGCCGAGCGAGACCATCACGTAGCCGCGCTTGAGGATGTCGGTGACGCCTGAGGTCGGCGGCGTTGACGTGCCAAGCGGGTCGGTGCCGTTACCCTGGATCGGGTAGGGGCGCAGATTCACGCCTTGCACGAGCGCCGCGGTGTCGGCCGAGTTGTTGATCGGCTGCACCTTGCCGGAAACGTATTTGACGGCTACGCCAAATACGGTCGGCGGCGTTGCCGAATCGATCAGCTGAGTCTCGATCGTCGCGACTTCGGCGCGCTGAAGGTCACCGGCGAAACCAGCCGGCATGCGGAATTGATAAGCTTGCAACGAGGGCATGTCGGCTCCTTACTTACGGTTCGCCCAGAAATCGGCGTGGATTTTGTTGATGTCTGTGGCTTCGTCTGCTGCGTCGGTCGTCTTGCGCGCGACAGTCTTGTTCTTCTGCTTGACGAGCTCGGATGCGGCATGGAAAGCCATCTTTGCAGCGTCACAGGTCATCTTCGACACATCGGCATCGCCAGTGATCGCGCGGACCAGATCGGCGTTGTCATTGGTCAGTGCGGCACGAAGAGCACGGCGTCGCAGCACGCAGATAGCGTCGGCAGTTTTCTTGCCTTCAGCCTTCGAGTCATACGTCGGCAGCTTCACGCCCGGGGCGAGGATTTCGGCGCGGGACTTGGCGTCCTGGAATTCATCGCGGAACGAAGCGGAATCGTTGGTCGACTTTTTATCGTCGTCCTTCTTTTCCTCGGATTCGTCGGAATCCATGGTTTCTTCGGTTTCGTCGTCACCCGAACCGTCGCCGTCCTTGGTTTCGTCCTTCTTCTCTTCTTCCGAGTCGTTGGTCTTGCCGGACTCAAGAGCGGAAACGCGTTCGCCGATTGCGGATACCGACTGGGCGACAGAGTCGATTGCGGCCAGTACCTTGGCCATCGGATCGGCTTCGGACTCGTCGTCCTTCGTTTCTTCCGATGCATTGGCCTTTTCGGCGCCGGGCATGTGAATGTGGATCGCCGGCACGTTTTCAGCCATGCCAGCCTCGTCCTTTACTTCCTCCGACAACGCTTTCTCGAAGGCTTCCGAGTCGCGCGTCATAAACAATTTGCGCAACTTATCCTTGATGGACTCGGCGCCGTTCTTAACAGCCATGGGTAAATCTCCTATGGAGGGTTTTGAGTCTTGGACGGAGCAGGTTGTCCCGCAGCGCGGGTTCCTGACCAACGCAACGTGATTTGCCACGATGGTCGTTTGCCGCGCCCGTCCCGGCGCGATTTGCTCGTAGTCCGCGTCGTATCCGACCGAGATTCCCTTCAGGCCGTTGTTGCGGACTTCATTGATTGCGCCCTTGTCCTGAATCATCAGGTCGGCTAGCAGCAGATCGCTTTGATCGCCTTCGCCGCGGCGCGGGTTGAACGTTGATCCTTTCGAGAGGAGCGCCCAGGTATCGGGCGTTACCTCCTCCTTTGGATGGCCGATCGTGACTGGCTTGCCGAGCAGACTGGCCAGCGTCTCTGGCGCAAACACCACTTCAGGCGTGCGCTCGACGACAATCAGGCCATCTTTGCCGGCCTCGATATCAGGAAGCTCGATGTCGGCGTATTCCTGAGTTCCAATCCGCGCGATTGGGACCGCTTCGCAAACGAGAAAACCTTCCGGCGTGAAGTATTGGTTGGGGCTCAACTCTTCTTCAGCGAAAAATCCCGCCGTGGTAACCGAGTCTTTCGTCGGCGCGCGCTTGCTCACGCACGCTTTGCATTGGCACGCGTGGGACATGGGTATGGGCGTAAAAAAACCCGCGCGGGGCGGGTGGGTGATCAATCAGGGATGGCGACGCGGGCCCAGCATCGGCAGTTCGGAAAACAGCCTGCATGCCCAGTCATGCCGTCGAGCGTTGGCGGCTCCGACCATTTCACGAACTTTCCCTGCATGGCCTTATGGGATGGCCTCACAGTACCGTCGTGGCTGGTCTCCCAGAAATAGCCTTCACTGCCGATGGATTCGGCCCGGGCCTGCATGAGCGTCGTAGCCGTACGCGAGGTTTCGGTCCGCGCAATAAGAATCGCCCGGCTGGTTGTGACTTCCTCGGTACGCTGGATCTCTTTCGCAATCTCAGTAAACCGCGTGCTGTTCTCCAGCCCTTCAAGCGTCAGCCGATGCACCCGCTGCGCCGCTTCACGCGGAATGCTCTGGATCAGGTCAACCTGATCAGCCAACAACTGACGCATCACCGCACCGGTTGGCGCATTGCGAATCTCTTCCCGCAGTCCGCGCGACAGGTCTTTAGCCAGCGTCTTCCAAGACTGCTCATCACGCAGTGCGACATCCATCAGCATGTTGCTTGCCGTCTGCGTCGCCCAACCCTTGAGCATGTCGGCGTAGGCGTTCAGCAAGTGCTCTATCGTCGGCACCTGTGACATGTCGCCGGGCGTAAATGGCTGGATGATCGCGCCTACCTGCCGCGCGACCTTCCTTAGCTGCGAGCCATACCGAAGCTCTGCGCCTCGCGTCTTGACCGGGTTGCGATCACGCTTGCGGTCTAGAGTGAGGATCATTTTTTACGCCAGCGTTTAAGCCAGTCGAGCGCAGAGCCCGAATCGCCGGTCAGCTTCGACACATCAGGCAAGTCCATCTCGCCAGGAGGCGGGGCGTTCTTTTCCTGTTCCTCGGCTTCCTGGATGTCATCATCGCTGATGTTGCCGAACATGCCAGTCACAGGAGCGGAGGCTTTCAGCTCCTTCATGCCGGTCGACGGCTTGATGAGATTGGCGTCGACAGCCTTCACGACAGCATCAGTCTTCTTCGTTGCGATGTCTGCCTTCTCACTCTCAGGCGCATCGTCCAACGTGCGGAATGCGAACTGGAATCCGTCGTCGAGCGGCTTGCCAAGCGTGGACATGCTCATCACCGAAAGCAGGCGCTGCAGCGGCGTGCGCAGTTCCTTTTCCTGGCGCTGATGCACCTTCTCGTGATACTGGCGCCGCGGACCTTCACCGGTGTCGCTCAGACCTGAAGGCGATTGGCCGAACAGGCGAGAAAGGGGAATGCCGGTCGCGCCAGACAACTGCTGAGCGAACTGGATCAACACATCGGACAGACCTGAGAACGCATACTGGTGCGTGCTGAAATCGTCTTCGACGTCAAGGACAGTCATGCCCTCGTTAGTCTGTGCAAGACGCGTGAACTCCATCTGGGCCCGCAGTCCCGCAAGAGCGGGGCCACCGGCGGCAATGATGTCGCGCAGCCCCTTGATTTTTGTGACTCTTAGATGAGCCTTATAGACGAGTTGCCCAACGCCCACGGAAGCGCTGTCGAAGGCAATTAGCCTATCCCACAGCGGCTCGAGCACAGACAGGCCCCATCCATTCTCCGCGACGCGCTGATAGAAGGGCAGATCGGCGCCCTCCATGCGGATCACACGGCTGTAGTGGATCTTCGCCTTCGGGATTGCTGAGTAGTCGGCGATGACGTTGTAATAGACCGGCCGGCCCATGTCGGGACCGTATTCGGTCACAACCTCGCCAACTGGCGGAGAAACCATCCACCGATCGAGAATCAGCAGGCCCTTGAACTGGCCTTTGCCGACCGTTTCCGGCCGCAGCGGCGTAGACAGATCCTGGCCATCGATCAGCATCACCGCCAGCGAGCCACCATAGAGCCGTGCCCACTTGCCGTTTTCGCACAGACGATCCCAGATGCCCAGGTTCGTCATGTCGTTCTCGATCGCCGTCACTTCGTCGGGATCGAGCCCGGACATTTCGATCCCGCAACGGGTCATGTCTTCGGGAATGGCATCGACTGCAGCAGCGACGATCCACGAACCACGGTAAGCCGCTTCAAGCTGGATGCGGTTGCGGCTCTGGTACGTCAGTGTGTACGTCGATGCGGACGACTGGTTGTTAGTACCCCAGCCGAGTTGAGCTTGCGCGTTCGCGAACGAGTCATTGGTCCGCACCGGCACAGCAACTTGCCGACTAGGCTGTTTGCTCTTTCGCGACATTCTGAGTAAATCCTTGCTTGTGGCTCGAATGCCGTTGGGAGAATTAGCTTGCTAGCTTGGCCCACACACCCATAGACCCGCGACGCTGTATGTAGCCATCAAGGCTGTAGCGCAACGCATCCAGACCGTGGTTGTGCTTGTCGACGATGATTGGCAGGATGTCGCCGCTCTGTTTGTCGACCTTGTACGAGTAGAGGCGGAATTCCTGTCCGATATGCTTGCAGCGCTCGTGGACGATGATCCGTTTGAATGCTTTCAGGTGAGCGACGCCATCTTCAACCGATCCCGGCCATTTCTCGGCGGCGTCGATATTGAAGCCATGCCGGCGCATGTAACTGATCGTCTCCGGCCGAGCAGAATCGGCCTTGATCGGCCACAGACGCGCACCGGGGACACCCGGATACTTCGCATCATCGCCGGGCTGCCAAAGCGCTAATTGCTCTGGAGTTGCGCCGTCTTTTCCTGAGAACAGCTTCCACAGGTCATCCAGTTCGACGCCATATCCAAATGCTTCGTAATCGATGTACAGGCAATCGTCCCGTATGAAGCTCCGGATCAGCGCTGTTGGGTCGTTAGCGAACCCCCAGTCGGCACCGAAATGGAAGCGCACACCTTGCGGCGTTTCGAATGTCTCAAAAGACACCCGCTTGCCAAAGATGATGGCTTCGCCGATCTTGCGCGGCGAGCCGCCCCAAACATGTTCGTAGGCTTCCGGATCGGTTGCCAGCATGTGCTGACGTTGACGCTCCAGAACCTCCGGGAAGTAGGGGTTATCCTCCCATCCAACCTTTTCTACAATCGCACCGGGCGGCGGATTGATGACGAAGTTCTGATATGTCGGGTCGTTCTCATCGTCCGGGTTGAACGATACCCATATTTCGGCATTCACCGTCCGGATTGTCGGCAGCAAAACCTGCCAGCTTCGGGCGCTAACAGACTGGGCCTCCTCGACCCAGCATATGTTTATGCCTTCGGTGGACTTGATGCCGTTGTCATTGTTGTGCAGGCCCTTAAAGATGAACTCAGCGCCCGTGTACAGGTTGCGTATCGTCTTTTCCTGAACCTGGAACCGGTCCGAGAGGCCAAGCAATGCAATCTGGTCTGCCAGCAGCCGATGCACCGAATCGCCAATACTGGTTTGGAACTCGCGCACGCACAACACGCGTAACCCCCACATATTTGTGAAGGTGACTAGCGCCCTGGCGAATGCCCACGACTTGGCAGCTCCCCGGCCGCCGTAGAAAACCTTATATGGCGCGCGCTTACGTAATCCATCAAATTTGCTCGCCATTGCTTATTGGGAATCCAAGCCAGTCCTGATCTGCAGGAGGCCCGGATTTGTCCGGCGGCGGTAATGGCTGAGCGGTCGCCAAGCCGTAAGCCTCGCGCTCCAATGCGATCAACGTCTTCAGGGTGTCAGAAAGCTGTTTCATGTTGCTGACTCGCCCCGACATTGAGATAACCTTGTTATATAGGTCATTTCGCTTGTCCTGCCCCTTGTCGTCTTCAGACCTGAGCATTTCGCCCAGTTCATCAAAGAGGTCGCGGTTGTCGGTGACGCTCTCCAGCTCTTCCAGCAGCGACATCGCCACTCGTCGGCTTTTAGCTATATCCGTGCGGTGCGCCAGCCTGATACCGGCGATTACCTCGGCATTCGCCTCAACGATCAGCCGGTCGGTAACCACTCTTTCCGCGGATACCTGACTGGATACCTCGCGCTTGGATACCAGTGCATCGGCCTTCGCCTGTATGCGTGCGGAGAGATCTCGCTCCCATCCGTCCCGCTTGGCGCGCTTGTTGATGGCGCCGTGGGTGATTCCTTGGGATGCGGCTATCTCCCGAACCGACAACAGGCCGGCCCGGTAGTCGGCTTCAATGCGCTCCCAGTCCGGCGCGGCTTTCTTTGGCTGCGCCATGGTGTTCCTGTGTGTTTGTCACTACTATGCGGCTTCAAACATCTCCGGGCACACGACATTCCGTGCGACCTGGCCGAACTTCTCGTGATACGTGATGATTGAAGCGGCGCGATCGGAGATCCACCCGCCACGCGCTGCGTAGGCATCGCGAGCGGCCAGAGTGGGGTGCTGCACAACCGTCATGCCGGCGTATTCTTTTTCGTCGACGTGATGCCGATGGCCGCAGTGGGCGAATCGTTTAGTGGTTGCGCCCCAGACCTTCGGGAACTGGGCAGCGAACAGCATCGGCAGTTGCTCGTTCTTCACCTTGTGACCGTGGTGGAAGGCAAGCATCGTCTCGCCGTGCTGATAGACGTAGAACGGCAACTCGGAGTCCGTGACACTCAGCCGCGTCTCATTCTCATACAGCGCGGCGAACATGTGGCGCATCCAGACTGAACCACTTTCGTCGTGGTTTCCTTCGCAGATGATCAGATGCACGTGTTCATGTTTGGCGAGCGCGTGGTCGATCAGCCGGCGAATAACTCGGACAGCGGCGCCAACGATCTTCGAGAATCGTCCATCGGCGTCCAGGACGTGATGGTGTGCGGGGGTAACCGGCAAAAGCGAGTCGACGTGTAGCTGATCACCTTGAAGGCACAGCACGCAGGTCTTCGCCTTCGGCGCCGACTCGATCATGTGGATGAAGCTCGCGAGCAACAGATTCTCGGCGATCTTCAGATCCCAGTTGGCTCCGCCTTCCCGCTCCCAGGCGAGCATGCCTATATGGTAGTCGCTGAAAACGGCGAGATTGCACAGCGCGGCGTCAGTTTTTGCCGGGCCGGGCGCCGCTTTGACGCGGGGCAGCGTCTCCGACATCGCCTCACAGGCAGCGCGGAAGATCTCTTGCTGTCGTGCCGGGTCAATCTCGCTTTTCACCCACTGAGCAGCGATACCGTCGTCGGTGTACATCGTCGACACGCCGCGGACCCGAAATCCATCGGGCACCGCGTGGGTCATACCGAAGTCCGGCGCATACCCCATCTTCGCCGCCCGCTTCTCCAGATTGTCCAGAGCGCGGATTACGGCGCTGTGATGCAGTCCTAGCGCCTTGGCTGCGTGAGTGGGCTTGCCGTGCTTCTCGATCGCCTCGAGGAAGGAGGTTTCCCTGGCATCGGCAAATTCACGCAAACGCGGGTCAAATTGTCGTGCCACGGTTTCCCCTTATCCATTGTTAGCGAATTCACCGTGAAGCAACTTTGCGGCTTCGCAGTATTTGGCGTGCGCCAACTCAGGACTAGCAAACAGCCCCAGGTATTTATGAGCGCCGGCCGCCATAATGAATGCTATCCATTTGCCGGTCGGCTTGTGCAGGCTCACGCCTTTGAATCCAGATTTGTTATCCCGGTGGCGGCGAACGTTCAGCAGATTCTCGGACTGCAACACTATGCGGAGATTCTCGCGCCGGTTATCAAGTCGATTTCCGTTGATGTGATCTACCTGCCTTTTATCGCCGCACTCCAGCCCAGTTAGAACGCGATGCATGCGGACTTTTATCCGCTTACCCGCAATCTGTGCGTCGCGAGAGGCGTACCCGCTTCCATCCAAATGCCATTTGAATGCGGATAGCAGTTCGTAATCGTCATCATCAACAAGCGCGACGTGGCCTCGCGTGAGCGATATTTCTTTCATCCTTGATCTCCCGACCAATATCCATGGAGGGGCGACGGCAGCGGCTGGATAGACCGCGTTCGGATGCCTCCTAGCCGTCGCTTAATGAAACTTATGAGCTGAGGCGCCCACGAAATTCGCCGCAGAAGTGATCTGGATTTGTCTCCGGAGACTGTGGCGACGATATGCCTGTGGACGGATCGTAGACAAATGTGGGCGGAAACCTGTGACAGTACAGCCCGTCACCCCTTTTCATGTGCGCGAATCGGCACTCCCGGCAAATCTCTGTGCGCTCGACGGGTTCGGCTTTCTTTCGCGATGCCATCGGCGTACTCAATAAAAAGAGCCGCGTTAGGCGGCATCTAAACTTGACGAAGGGCCAAGTAGGGGAAGGCGAGAGCTACAGCGTTCGGCCCGCATGGCGCAGTGGCAGTCTATCGACTCGCGCGGCCTCTTCGGTTCACCCTCATGATTGCCGATTGCGTGATGCCGGTGCATCTCGCCGGCACCGGAATTTTGGCCTTTTACCGTAGCGATGCAATCAGCAAACATGAAAGCAGTCCGTTGTGCCGTAGGGGTGGACCACGCCCGAGTACTACCGGCGGTTTTCTGTCGCGTGCGGGCTACCGAATCAGCCAATTAGGCGAATCGTGCCGCACTCGGGCTACAACGCGAAGGGACACCGCCCATACTCGCGCCGAGCTTCGAGGCTAGTAATAGGTGCTTCCGCCGCCCGTATAACAGCATTCCGATCCTATCGGCTGACGGCGGAAGCAGTTAGACGGACTCGCAACGATGAACCCAATCGCCCAGCCGAAGCATGCGCCGAGGACAAAGGCCCCTGCGACAAAGAAATAGGCCATCGCTACCTCAAAATAAGTAATCTTCCGGCTTGCAGCACTGCCGCCCATCTACTAACTCACGTGCGCACCACCAGCACCTCACGGCTCGGAGACGTCGATAAGCCAGTCTGCCCATTCTGTATAGCCTTGCGCCAGTCCAATGTGAACGGTAGATAGCCAAAGCATCCATGCGGTGAGCGGGTTCATTTCACCGCCGTCCTCAGCTCGTCCAGCCTCGCCACAAGCGACGCCTTCAGCGCTTCGTCTATGCGCATGCGCTGAATGTCCTGCTCGATGCTGTCGATTAGCTGTTGTGCTTCCATTACTGCCTCTGAATTCTTCCCGGCATACTCCCGGGTCGAGACACATTGCGTGTCAAGCACCGTTTGACCTGCTTCGGTGCGGCGGGAGATCGAAAAGTTGTTCTGCTGCTTGGCGAGCCGGGCTCCAACCATTCTCATCTCGCGTTTTAGCGAGAGAATGGGGCGCTTGGCTTGGCGCGCCTCGGCGGCTTGCTTCTGCTCCAATGCCTTCGCCGGATCGAGCCCGTAGGTGCGCGATTGGAAGGTAATGGACGACATGGCAGCACCAAAAGAAAAACCCGCTCTAGGCGGGTTGCGTTTCGTGCGGGCGCACGTCTTCAGGCCCAAATGTAGCGCATCCAGATGCACTTTGCGAATTCTCATGTAACACTTTTGGATCTGCATCAAAGGCCTTCCAGGCATATTGAGCTGATGCGCCTCGGCCTTCCTGCGCTTCAACATCGATATGCCCGGACTCCTCTAGCATTTTGAGAACGCGCCATACGCCCATACGAACCTGCTTCTTCTCCTTGATTGAAGCGTTCTTTCCGCAAATGGAATTGACGATATGGACCATGCGGAATCTACGGCCCGGAAATGCAGCCAGCAAGTCCATAGTCTCTTTCGCGTACTTCAAGAGAACACCTGTTCGACACGTCGCTTCACCACCGTCAAAATCGTCTCATATGATGGCTCGCTAATCTCCAGCGCACGCGCCGCAGCGGCAGTACCCTTGAATCGCCCATACTTCCACGGCGAAAGGTATTCGGCCTGCAATACCTTCCGCTCGATGGTGATGGCCACGTCGAATACTTTTTGCACGCGCTTGGCATTGTCCTCATGAATGGGCGGCGGCCGGCCATCGTCTCCGCCAGCCAGTGGCTCCGGAATGATCCAGCTTTCGAGGAAACTGCCGGGCAGAACCGGGCAATCGTCGGGCCCGGAATTGGCCCATCGCGCCCAGTTGCGCAATTCAAAATCAACCCAGTTTGCAGAGCTCATGCCGTCACTCCCGAGTGAGCAAATTCGCCTTGATAAATTTTCGCAGCATCGCAGTACGCGGTATTTGCAGCCTCCGGGGTGCTGAAATATCCCAGATGTTTGATCTTCCCGTCAGCCGCGATACTCGCCGTCCACTTGTTGAATCTCTTGTGGAAGCAAACGCCCTTGTAGCCCGACTTGTTCCTTTTGTTTGGGCCGACATTGGCGTGATTCTGTGACGGGTTACACAGCCGCAAATTCGATCTTCGATTGTTGGCCTTGTTGCCGTCAATGTGATCAACCTGCTTGCCGTCGAAAGCCGTCAACTGCATGAGCACCCGGTGCATGTAGACCAACTGGAATTTTCCGGTCGGATTCTCGTTGTTCTTCAGCCGACGCCTTGCGTACCCCCTCGGGCATGCAGACCACTTATGCCGCGACAGAACCGCGTAGTCTTCGTCATCAACCAAGGCAACCAGACCACGACTCAAAGGTATCTCTTTCACGTCGAACCCCGCTTACCGATAGAACTACAATTAGGCATCCTATTTTACTGGAAAAGTACTACATGTACCAGTTTTACTGCATTGTCAATCAGCAAGTTGCGATCATTCTTCGAGCCCCGTAACGCCATACATGTACACAGGCTCCGGTGGCGATTCCCGCTCCGGCGTGATTACTTCCGGAACCCTATCCCGATTCCTCCTCCGGCTGAGTGTCGGTGCTTCGTAGCGCGGGCGGTGCAGTACGACAAGAAAGATGAGCAGGCTTAGTGAGAAGATGCCCAGGATGAAGCCGACGAGAAACAGGCTGAGGTTGATCATGCTTGCTCCTTGGCGCGCAATTCAAGGTACGTATTCAGTTGCTCCGCGTATTCATCATGCGTCGGACCTTCACTGACTGCGAGTCGGTAGGTATAGCCCGAGTCATATCCTCCGCTCGTGCATGTGCGGCTCATATCTCGCGCTGCGATCTGATTTGACAGGTTGAAGAGTGCCGAGCAAAGCGCTTCGATGCTGTCCGCCTGCAAATCCAGTGCGAATTGCACGGCTCTGCGTGGGGCGTCAGACCGCTCATTTAGTCGCAGATTCTCCAACTCCGCCACCACCTTTTCATACTCCGCGTAGAGACAGAAGATGCCGTCATCGCGCGGGGCAGCGCTGGTGCCGTATCTTTGGGGTTTGGTCATGCTGCCTCCCTGGCGTACATGTTGGCCGGCACAAGGAACGTCACCCAGTAATATCCGTCGTCGCATGGCCCAATGATGCCGGCGTCATCGGGCGATGGATCGTGTGCAATCTCGTCGCCGCAGCACACCACGGTATGGTTCACGCCGGTCTTGCTGGTGCCACCAAGCAGGTAATAAGCGCTTTTGTTCTGAGCTCCAATTGACGCCAGTACATCTGAGAGCGAGTCGCCGTTATAGACGATGACGGCTGTTCTGAGACCGCGCCCCGATAACCAGTCTTCAAATGCCTTGTTGAACCTCGAACCATCGGGATCATTGAAGTAGAGTTTTCCGTAATGCGGCACTTCTTCCGGCTCCAGATCGAGAAGGCACGCGATAGCTGTGCGGTGACAATCGCCAATGGTTCCCTCGGAAGGGCGGTGCCTGAAAAGTTGCTTTCGTTTGATCACACCGCCTCCATCTCTTGTTGTTCAACACCCGTCTCGCGCTTCGTTTGCGCCAGCAGATCGGCTTCTGTACCGTGAATGCTTTCCCATGTCTCCCGGCCATCGTGAATCGCAACGCCGTGACCACCTGTGCGGTGATGTGGTGGGCAGAGGCCTAGCACGTCCAGGTGGCCCGCCCGTTGGCCCGCACCAGCCAGAAACCTGACGTGGTGGATTTCGCACGGCGTCTCACCCAGACCGAGATTGCGGCAAGCGATGCAGCCCAAGCGCACGACTGCATCCATGTGGCGCTTCTCGGCGGCGTTCGCAGCCTTCTTGCGAGAAACCCGCTTCTTAGCCTCCTGGTTGCGCTCGTGGGTTTGGCGGTCGGGCAGGGCAAAGGGTTTTGGCTCTTTGCGTTTGAAGCCGGAGCGGGCCATCGGCTTTTTGCGGGTTAGGGTCATGATTCGCGCCACACGTGATAGAGAGCCCACACCCCAAAAGAGATGCCGGCCCAAATTCCAACAATCGGTGTGACGTGCGGCGCAATGTAGACTGCGGCGATGATGGTAAAGACTTGGCTGTGTTTCACGCAAACTCCTTCGCCAGCGCCTCGTATCCCTGCTCAGCAGGCTCACTCCAATGGACGTTCTGTTCCGCGCCGAACGCGTACATCAACTCGACCAGATCGCCCATCTCGCGGATCGTCATGTTGCGAGTCCGGGCGCCGATCACCACAAAGCCGCCGTCGATCCCTGGCACGGCCTTTTGCTTCTTGAGCGCCGCCGTCAGAACGTCCTTCCACTCTTCGGACGTCAGGTGTTGGCCGTACCATTTGACCTGGCGCGAGACGTCGGCCAACATCGCCCACATCTTGGCGTTCTGATCCAGAGAGCGGGTGCGAGGCTTGATCTCGACAATGAAGCCATCTGGTGCCTGGATGCATGCGCGGCTGGCCATCTGGCGTGCGGTCGGATGGACGAGGCGGAAGACTTGTTTCGAGTCGTTCATGCGCCCTCCGGAATCCGGACACTATCCGGCCATTCAATCGTGTAGGTCGTGTACCAGTTGCGATCGGTCCATGCCTGGTCAATGCTGAAGGCTCCTCCGTTCGCCGCGGCCAATTCGCACCAGCGACGAAGTAGCTCGTTTTGCGGCTGGTGAAACAGAACCTTGCTGACGGTGATTCGCTTGTCGCTCACGCTCCCACCTCACTAGCCAGATACTCCGCATTCAACGCGGCCCGCAGCGCATCGAACACCTTGAGATGCAGCGTCGTGACGTCGCTATCGTTGACGAACTCGAGCATGGAGTCGTAGTGGTCTGAGAGTGCGCCCTCCGATCTGTGGCCGGGAAGCGATGATCCTGCATGCTCCGGACGCAGGATGCGCCAGACCGCGCCGCGTCGACGTCGCACGGCGGCAAGTTCGTTGGGAAAGCGGCAGTCGTCAACCACAACTCGTTGTCCGCTATTCAGATGGGCGCAAGCCTCTTCTTCCCAAAGTCCAGCCCAGAATTCCGGGCCGATCAGGTCACGGCCCCATTCGGTCCCCAGCGTGACCATGGCATGGCGTGGCGTCTTGCCGCATAAGAGGTCGCACGGCTCCTCCTTGCGCGAGCCTTCGATTTCCTCATCATCCAGACCGATCGCGCGGAGCATAGTCTTCAGCGGCCCCGCGAACTTGACTAGCTTGTAGCCGTGCACTTTCTGAAGGTATTCGGCAACCGTCGATTTACCCGCGCCTGCGTTGCCAACCAAAGCGATAACTTGCGGAAGGTCTCTCATGCTTGCTCCTTGTCCAGTCCGAGATAGGTGCGCCAGTAGACTTTGCCTTCCGGCGTCTTGAAGCCCCAAGCGTTGCTCTTCTTGCCCATAGTGAAGATCGAGCGGGCCATGGTTCCTTCTGGCAAAATCAAGCGGTGGAAACAGTTCGCGCGCCGGAACACGATTGCTCCCGGACCACGCCAGAAGATGCCGAATTGCTGGCAGAAGTCACGGTCCCATGCATCGTGGTGATTCATCATTCCTTGGCCGATGCACTTCAGGAGATGCCGATAGGTGGCATCGTGCTGGACAGCCCACGATGTTGGCTCGAACACCTCCCAATACCCGCCGTCCAGAACGATCGACAGCGACCACGCCGGATGATCGTGGAGATGGCGATCCGAATCGCTGCGCAGGATCGTATGGGCGCGGATAGCGACGTTGCGGCAGAGCCAGCGGTAAAGCGCCGACGACTTCGGGCTGAAGCCTGCCTTCCACAGCGGGTTATCGCCATTGCGCTCTGGGCTGCGATAGCCGAGAACCCAGTCGCGAAGCATGTAACCCGGCAGATCGTAGTAGGGCGTGCTGCGGGCGCTCTCATGGAGTCGCAGCAGCGGTTTAACGAGCAACTTCATTTGCGATCTCCTTCTCTTCCTTCTCCGTGGTGTGGGCGAGAGCGCGACGCTGTGCGTCCTGCAGGATTCGAGCGAACTTGTCTACGCTGCAAAAGATCCCGGCGTTTGCCATTAGGTCGATCATTTCGCGGTGGCTGAGACCGATTACGAGTTGGGTGGGGGCGGCTAGGGTGGTCATATGTGGCTCCAATCACTTCATCCGGTGAACAAAGCCATTTGCTGTCGGCAGAATCGTTCCTTTGCTTTCAGCTCCCCCCAACAGGCGCCCCGGATCGCTATTCAGTGGAGAGATAAAGAGTGAATCTCCTTCCGCTCCGGTCGCCTTGATGTAATCGACCTCGACCTTCGCGCTATCGACCAACACTCCGGCCACCTGGGCAACGGCGCGCGCACGGTCGACGTCCATCGGGTTATCGCGGTCGCGCAACGCGGCAAGCGTTTCCATCAGGTGTTCGCGCATATCCGTAATCGTGCTCATGATTGCTTCTCCTGTGCCTCGCGGGCGATCCGGTTAATCTGGCGCGTGATAGCGCCCTTCAACTGAACAAGTTTCGCCAGCTCGGGTGACCGCGAAACGGGGTGGTTACGTCGGGCCAGTTCGGCACGGCTGACCATCTCAAGTGCGTCGAGCGTGATCTTGTCGACGTCGCTGGTCTTTCTGCCTGGCATGAAACACACGACATGTCCGCGCGGGATGGGGCCGTTTGCGGCTTCCCATACAAGACGATGAACGCCAACCCACCGACGTGCCGGCGTAGGGTGATCGTCATTTGTCTTTTGCTCGAGGTAGCCATCCTTGCTGACGCGGTAGGAGCCGATAGGCACATAGTTGTGCTGGGCGGCTCCATGCATTTCGCCTTTCTTGAAACGGGTCGCTTCCGTTCCTGCTGGCGACCAACCCTTCATGCCGGCATTCCACGTCTTGTGTCCCGGCTTGAACCGCGATTGGCCGCCACGCTTGCCGTCCGTTCGACCGGCCTGCGGACTAGCAAGGTATTCTGCTGACTTCTTCAGCCCCATGCCGAGAGCCTTTTGATAGACGGAAGAGGGCGTGCGAGCCATTTGCCTTGCCAATGTCGGCGTATGCGTATTCGGATATTCGCGCTCGAGCAATGCGAGATCCTCTGGTGGCCACGACTTTTTCATTCCCCACCCCCGATTTCTCTGTACCTGTCATACGGCATCACTTCCAGCCCGAAACTCCCGATCCACCTTCCTTCCCACTTCAGAACCTCCGGCTCCGTCAGTGGCTCGCCATCTGGAAAGAGGCACTGAACCTCGTATAGCCCGTCGCGCTCTGGCGGCGTTGCGCAGGTTTTCCAGGTCATGCTGCTCTCCCGAAAAATGCCTCTGTCAGAGAATCACGCCGCGCGCTCGTCATGACTGTTGTCGCCGGTGCGACGGATTTCGGCGGCCGGCCGGCAGAGCACTTCTCGCGGACGAAGTTCTCTCCCGGGCCTGCCGTCCAGACATAGACGCGCATGTTGGCGGCGAACTCGCTTTGCCGATCGCCGCTGACGTGGCACAAGTCCATTTCGCGGCCTTGGCGCAGGAAGCTGTCAACGGTCTCGCGGGTCTTGCCGATCTTCTTGGCAATGTCGACGGACGACGAAGGCCCAAGGCGCTTGAGCTCGGCCAGAACTTCGATCATGGTTTTCGTCAGTTCTGGCATTTCAAACACTCGCCCGGTGGCGACTGCCTTTATGGGATAGGTCGGCAGAAGGCCTGCGTAGCCGTTCTGAACCAAATACCGCGTCAGGCGTGACGGATTCGGATGCTTGGCGAGTCTCGACAGTTGGATCAGCGTCAGCGGACCACATTGATTCAACAGGTCGATCGCTGTCTTGATTGACTTGATCTGGGAAACGATCATGCGCATACGGCCTCCCGTTTGTTTGCGCTCTTAAGTTGTTGCATCGTGGCAACCTGCATGGCCGTCAACGTTTCCATCGCCTTGAAAATCGGCGGAGTCGCCTTAGCCGGAAGCGACCAGACCGTGTTGGCCAGCATGTCGGCATCCAGCGTCATGACAGCCTCGCCGCGGACCTGCATGCGGCGCAGCGCCAGAATGGTGGTGTCGACGCTCGAGCCGAGGTATTCGGCCAGTTGCCATATGTGCGCGCCGTACGGGTGATCAGCCAGAAACTCGACTGCGCGTGGTTGGATTTGACGGGACATTTATGCGGCCTCCTTCTCTGCATATTCCTGAACCCGCACCGCAACATGCGGAACGGTTCCGTATTGCTTGACGATGGTTGCGCTCACGATCAGCTTGTCGTCGCTGTAGACGATTCCGTTCATCGCGTCGGCAATCGCCTTGCAGACGTTGTCCAGGTCCGGCTTCACTGTCGCGCCAATCAACCCACGCACGGCCAGTTCCTGGCGCTTCTTGGACCAGCTCGCGGGGATTGGCATGTGCATGGTCAGGAGCAGGGCGACAGGGCGCTGCATCGGTACGGCGCCGGCCATCGCTTCAGCAGCAGCGAGCTTGACGAGGTTCTCGTAGTTCGCTGTCTTCTCGGGCGTGCGCACCATCACGTGCGAGCCGTGACGCGAGAATTTCGGACGCCCCTTGCCGACCGGCACACCAGGGATCGTGAAAGTGATTCCGTTCATTTGTTCTTCGCCTCCCACAGCCTCTTCAACCCGTCTTTCACCTGTTCCGCCTCTTCCGCATTCGTCATCGCCAGATTGGCGATGTAGGCGCGTCGATCGGCTAACGGCCACCCTGCGATTTCGTCTAGTACTTCGGAGAGTTGGGCGGGGGTCATGCTGCCTTCCTCGTTCCGCGGTGCGACTCCCAATCGAATGCAACCCAGATTCCGCCCTCACGAAGGCGATCGAAACTGCGTTCACCTAGAAACTCTTTCATGCCGGCCTTGCCCAGATTCGTGAGCAGGATCGTCGGCATCAGATCGCGGTAGCGGCGGTTCAGCACGTCGAACAAAATCACCTGCTCGCCATCCGTGCCGTACTGGACGCCGATCTCGTCAATTACAAGCAGGCCGACCGTGCTCAACTCGTTCAGCACATTCACTTCGGACATTTCCGAGTCGCGGCGCCATGTGTCACGCACCATGCGGATAAGATCCAGCGCGTTGATGTAGAGCGCCGTTTTCGACTTCATGACGGACATTGCAGCGGCCAGGGCGAGATGGCTCTTGCCAGTTCCGGGCTTGCCCGAAAAGATCACCGTCGTACCGCGCTCATAGTGATCTGAAAATTCGGCGGCGAACTCGACTGCGACAGCCAACGCGTGGCGCTTCGGTTCGGTATCGGCAATGAAGTTGTCGAAGGTACGATCGCGGAAGCGCTGCGGAATGCCGGACATGCTCAAGCGTTGTTCCATGCGACGCTGGCGTTGTTCTTCCTCTTCCGCGACACGTCGTTGCTCTTCAACGATTCGCGCCTCCGCGCCGCATTGCGGGCAACCACTCCAGATCGTCCGCTTGCTGGCGACTGGCAACGTCATGCCGGATTCCTCGAACGCTCCGTGCTTATCGCACTGGCCTTCACGCGTCATCCGCGAAATTTCAGAAACTGCCGTCATCGCTCACTCCATCCCGGTAGTCAACCTTGTCAAAACCGCTGTGGCGGCTCTGCTTTCCTTTGCCCTTGCCAGCAGGCAGGCGGGCGTTTAGCGCTGCCGCCATCCAAGCCACCGGCTCTACTGGCTGTTCGCGCATGCAGTCCTGCATGAGCCCCCACGCACCGTCGTCGCCAAGCTGCTTGACAGCACCGCCAAGCATCGAACGAACATTCCGCTCGTTTGCGCCGCGATCTGCCAGCCAAGGAATTCCAATCCGAAAAATCGATTCGTGCGCCGTCATTCCCTGCGACGCCTTGGCGTCCGTACCGTTAGGTACGGAAAGGTTTTTGGTTTTTAAACCGGTTCCGGTTCCGGTTCCGGTAGCGTCTCTCCCATCGGATTCCCATGTCTGTCCTGCGTCTGTCCCATGGGACATAGTTGGGACTCCAGACTGGTCCGGCGTCTTTCTTCCTGCTTCCATCCGTGCTCTGTACTCTGCTTTGCGTTTGCGCTCACTTTCTTTGCGCCCCATCATGTCCAGTACGCGCTCAACGATCGTCGAGTGATACAGGCGACCATCGTTTGCAGACTGCCAGCCGCGCATAAGCACGTCCTTGGCCTTGCCGAAAGCTGCCGGCTTCATACCAAGGCGAGCGGCTATCAGCGCGTCCTCAGACGGCATGGAGCCGCACGGCACTTGCTGCCACGCGACCGTCCAGAGCATCAATAGCCACGGGCGCTGGTCCGGAGATGCAAGCGCCCACGTATCTGATTGCATGACACGTTCAAGGTCGAGCTCAAACCGCCAGCCCTTTGCTCGCGTGTCAGCGGGATACGGCGGTGCTGGCAAGTCGATCAATTACAGCCTCACAATCAGTTCGCAAAGGCCCCACACGATGACGGCGCATAGGCAAGCCAGCGATGTGAAGAAAATGACAGCTCTCATGCTCCTGCCTCGCGGTTAGTACTACTACTCAGGGTGGCGGCGCCGGCCAGTCCGACCGGCGCTTACTTCAGTGTTTCGTTTCCTGCTGCGACTCCAGGATTGTCAGGCTGACTATCGACAACGCCTGAGCTACCCTCGGGTCTGTCTCCGCTATCGACTCGAACTCCTTATCGAGTGCTTCCTTATCGTCTACCCCCACCCGCTTCCGGGCGTCCTGTGCAGCCTTGCGGCTAATCTGGAGCGCCTCGTCATCTGTCATTTCATAGATTCCCCTGTGAGTTGATTACTTCTTCCATGATCGTCAACCGGGTTTGCCTGTTCATCCACTGCGAGACGGCCCAGTTCCCAAGAACACGTTGATAATCTGCAATCAGTCGAGCCGGCAAGTCCTGGCGAGGCTTGCCGTTAGCGTCCACGCCGTCTTTGCACAGCATGTTCGACAGGTGAGACCCGGGGATTTCCAGATGCTCGGCCAGCGTTCTTTGCGTCATGCCGCGCATGGCCCGGTTCTCCCAGGCGAGACGCACGGCATCACGATAAGTTACGCAGGCAGCGATTGCCTCCTTCGGGAGAAAACGCGCGGGCGAAGGAGTAAACCCGCGCGATTCGACCGCTAAAGCTTTTGTCGCTTCCTCATGCGAGGGGTATTGCGTTTGCATCTGAGACTCCCTTTTAAAAATACGATGTAGTTACGAACGGGGTTACGACTGACTCATGGGGTCAAATAGAGGGGACCGAAGCCCCCTTTGAGAAAACTTTGAAACCGAACTACTTATTCCTTGCTGTCGTCGTCAACAGTTCCGCCCGGATTGTTTTGGGCGTCGTCGCTGGCCTTGACTCGCTCTACAATGTCGCTATCGGCGATCGACTGCGCCGAGCTGCGGATGTAGGCCCAATCGACATCGGGACGCAGGTCTTCGACTCGAACCGCACCCGCAGAAGCCTTCTCGATCTCAATGGCCAAAGACTCAGCACACCGACGTTGCTTGTAGGCGATCTGCCAGAGATATGCGACGGAAGTTCCGACCTTAGTGGCGAACGCATCGCGCTCGACCTTGGCCAGTCCTTTGAAGTAGGTGTGAAAGGTATCCATGGGTTTAACGATAGCATTTGCTCTCGCAAAGCGCAAGCACTTGCTCGCAAAACAATAGGATTTGCTATCACAGCAAATGCTAGTTTTCGGGTTTAATTTGGCCATGGATATCCACGCACATCGCCGGAACAGGCTCCAAGAGCTTGTCGACAAAGAGGCAGACGGAACGGCCGCAGAATTTGCACGGAAACATAATCTGGACGCAACGCGGATCAGGCAGCTCTTAAGCGCTACCTATCGCAACGGAAGAGGCTTTGGTGAGGGGGCAGCAAGAAATCTCGAGACGGCACTCGGGCTTGACCACCCTTACTTCGACTTGGGGCTTGAGAGCGCTATTGCCTCTCAGCATATTTCCAATATTTCTGATGCATTAATCAGCGCACCAAACACGGGCAACATTGGTCAATCAAAAAGTGTGGCCACCGGTAGTCTGGATGAAGGAGAACTACCCAATCCAACATCCGATGAGTTCGCTTTCGTGCCCCAATTAGATATCGCTGCGGCCTGCGGCAACGGCCGGTTTGAAGACCACGTGGTAGTCAAGGGCGGAATGGCGTTCAAGCGCTCTAAGTTGCGCGAACTGGGCGTTCCAGAAAACGCAGCGAGACTTATTGTCGCCGCAGGCGGGAGCATGTGGCCAAAAATTCAGGACGGACGTGACGTCCTCATAAATACCGCAGATATCGAGCCCGAGGATGGCAAGGTCTACGCTATATGCATGCCGCATGATGGGCTCGTATTGAAGCGCCTTGTATGGGAATATCACCCGCAGGTCGGCGCGGAAGTTTGGGTCATCAAGAGCGACAATCCGGACAAGACGACCTTTCCCGATAAGATTCTGCCGCCCGACGATCGGACGCGCATCGCCGGCCGTGCGGTTTGGACGGACAGCGTGCTTTAGTCCATTTTTGGACTACTAGACGAGGTCTCGTTGGACGGCCGCCGTGACAGATGCACACACATTCGGCGCCATGGATGTAGAATCCGATATCAGCATCCTGATACATCGCGTCCTAAACTTTTGGGCCGGGATGTCGTCAAAGTGTTAGCAGCAAGAAGGACCGAGGCAACCCGCCAAAGTCACCAACAGGAGAGGCTCGCCATGGGTAAATTCTTTGAAGGCTGGGACGGCTAAATGGATTGCCAGCAGATCGCGAAGACGGTCGGCTGGCTCGGGGAAACTTGGGGCTTCTGGATACAAACAGGAGCCTTTTTAATTTCTGCCGTCGCTGGTGTCGCCGTCATCTATTACAACGGAAAACAAGGGCGATCGAAGGCGCTGATTGACCTAATCGTAGAGCAGAAGACTAACAAAGACCTCATTGAGGCCACGAAACTGGTCTACAAGCTAGGTCGAGCGGGCAATCACTTCAGCGAGTATGCCCCGGAGGCTAGAAGCGGAGCTGAGCGCGATGCGATACTCATGGTTCTCAATAATCACGAGTTCATTGCGGTCGGAATCCGCACCGGCGCGTTCGACGAGCAGATTTACAAGCAGCTTCAGTGCTCGAACGTTCTAAAGGTCTGGAGGTTATCTGCTGGTTTTGTGGCCGAGTTGCGCAAGATTTCCGGAACTGACACTATTTTCCAGGATGTCGAGGTGCTGGCCGAGCGTTGGAGAAAGAGGCCAATTGAACACATCAAAAAGTAGCACGCCGAGCCCAGCCCCGCTGGGCTTTTTCATTTCCGCCTCTGGGCGAACCCCTCCCGCCACAACGTAGCACCGACAGAAGTCAGCAGCGCCAGGTCATCCCCCTCGAAGCTCTCCCAATTTTGCGCAAGCCAGCCCGCGAAGCCTGCGCATGCGTCGTCAATCGGCACGTCAGCTCGGCCTTCGATGTTCAGCCGCTCGAAGATGGTGATCACGTCTGCTGGCGTCATATCTAGCTCCTATCCGACTCCCAGTCTAGCTCCGCAGGCAGCGATAAAAAAATTTATCAACAAGCGATAGCTTTTGCTTGCGTTAAACGAGAGCGTTTGCTATTGTTCATCCATCGAAGCAAGCAACACCGCACCAACCACTAACCGGAGAGCAGACATGGGCAAGAAGCACGAACAACGTACCCGCGCAGAAATCCTCGCAAAGCGTCAACAACCGATTCAGGAAGTTCGCGTTCTTCGCGAGATCCGTACGCCGAAAGGTCCGATTCTGGTCCCGCAGTCGACGTCGAGCGAACGTCTGCGCGCCGAATTCGATGCGTCGAAGTACATGCCGCATTTCGGCGCGAAGCAACGAGCGAAGCTGGCTGACAAGTTGCCGAAGGCTGAAAAGCTCGCCGCCTAACAGGTCGAAACCGCTCCGGCGGTCTTAGCGTAACGCGCTAACTGACGAGACCGTGAATCACCGCAGTAGAGAAACACAGGCGCATAGCGTCGCCTGGTGGGGCAAGTGATCTTTAACAACGCAGTGAAAGTGTGATCAGAGCTGGCGGCTTGTGTCCGTACGCGGAACATGACGAGCAGTTGGCCATGATAGTCGCCAGCCCTGATCACATTCGAACCACTGCAATAGAAGGCATACCAGTAATGGCGGGGCCAACGCGCTACCCCGGAAAAGATCGGCGCCTATCAGTTATCCGCCTGGTCGACAGATTCGACTATAGAACGGATCGCTGATTGATAACCGCCGCACCTAGGCCGGAGCCAGCATAGCTGGGAGTAGCCGGATTGGTGCGGCCAAGCAGTTTTCTAGTGTGGCGATTGCGGGGCTCAACCCCTCGGCAATGACCATATCGAAAGTGCTGGTAGCGAACGGTTTCCAGTCGCCACCCTAGAACACTGCAGCACTGAGGCGAACGCATTTGCTCCCTGCCAAAGTAATCCGGCGTAAGGCGCTGCTTGGTCGACGGATTTTAGCCGCGACTTCATGGCACGTACACCAGTAGGAAGCTCCCTGGCATAGCGGAATGCGTTCTCTTGAGTGCTGAATCCCTGAGCGCCCGGTATATAGGGCGGCGCAACGCAAAGGTCCACGTCCCTTGCGAAGCGCGGCGATGACGTGGCGCCGGTGTGATAGCGATACGCACTGACAGACCGGAAAGTACGGTTGACCTGGCGCCAGTGATGAGCGCGTCCCCGGACGAGAGTAACCGGGACTTTCAGGCGTGGCGATTGCCCGCGCTGCGGGTGCAGGCACCATCGGTGGGTGGCCAGCCTCAAGAAACAGTCGCCACGACCTGAGAGTTACAACGCTGGATGTTGAGAGGATGGGTGGCGCAGTGGTGATGCGCGACAGGCGGGTTGCCGCTCACAAAACCAGATAGGTCCCGATATGGTCGGCAAGCTGGAACTTCACCCCCAGCCCCATCCCTTGAACACCCAGCCCGATTCTCCTTACATCTGCCGATTCAGCGAGTCGGTAGCGATAAGGGGTATCTGAAGCGGCGTTTATACCGATAAGTACTACTACGGAGCAATCATGGCAACCAAGCAAGCAAAGCCTGACTGGCTGAAAGCGAAAGTTCGTACATCGAGCATGACGATGGACATCGATGGGCCGCTCAGATCGGCGCTGCCAGATGTGATCTACATGCTCGATGCGAAGGGCCGCGAGAGCGTGATTGCAAAGATGCAGGCGATTCATGCAGATATTTGCCAGCGCGAAGCAGAACAGGCTGCCTGACCTCGCTCCACTACGCAGGAGACTGAAATGGATTCGAAATACTCCGGGAACGATCACTACGGGCGCCCAAAGTCGGAATACCTCGCCAAGATCGCGGCGATGGATGACGAGAAGTTGTCGTCCGAGGCCTACCAGATGATCTACCACTCAGCCCGGTGCAACAACAATCCGCGAGCCGACTGGCACTGGATGGTTGATGCCTGCTATGACGAATGTGAGAAGCGCCCAGGCAGCATATACAAGCAAGCGTGGGACGAATGCTATCGCAATCACGCCAAGTAAGGAGCCCACCATGTTCTACGCAGAATTCGGATTCCGGGCCTACGTGCCGCGAATCAGCAATTACTTCCTGACGTTTGCGCGCCACTTCGACATGTATTGCAACTCGCAGTTGGTCGCTAGCGTGGACTTCGACGAAATCTGCTGGTGCTGACGATGGCCACCTCAGACGCCTGGCGCAACCGTCCCCTCACAGTTCGCACCCTTGAGCATTGCGACGGCTGCAGCACGTTGAAAGACGACGTCAAAACGCGCGAGGCAGCGAATTACTACCCGCGCTGGTCGATCAAGCTCAAATCGTGCGCCGGCTGTTTCGAGACGGCCAAGTCCCAGGCTAACGCCGAGGCGGTCAACGAGATTTATGGCTACTGCTGACTCACAAACGCATCACGAACGCACTTTGCGACTCATATACGGATCAATCATGAACATCTACCACTGGATAGCCATCATCTTTCTCGCTGACGTGCTGCTCGTAATGTTTGTGCGTGGCGCAGACGAACGCCGCGGTGAGGCGCCGAAGCGGAAAACTAAGTTGGGGGCGTCGTCATGAAGAAACAGCGCGGATTTACTGCCTTCGAACTGGTGTTCGTTCTGGCTGGGCTCGCGGGCTTGGCCGTCAGCGCGGGCCTGCTGTACACGCTCTGGCACTTCGTCAGCAAGTTTTGGTGAGGAATAAAAATGAGCACAAAGACGATAGTCATCTGGGACCAAATCGGCCAGGACGATATCAAGTTCGCAATTCTCGACGGCGATTACAGCGAACTGGATGGCGTCTACATCAACAACAGTCTTCAGGAGCCGGAAGACGTCAATCGCCTCTCTAATCTGATCTACGACGACAGCGGGCGAGAGATTGCAACGTTCGTCGACAAGTTCCCGGTCGATCTTGTGAAAGAGGGCGCAGTCGTCATCGTTGCGGGATTCCTGCCATGAACACGAGCGCATGGTCCTACTGGGCTGAAGTCGCCAATGAAGTGCTGGGCGGCCAGAAGCAGGCTGACTGGCTCGCGTGGCTCCGATTCCGCGCGAAGGTACTGGGGCCGTTTGATTGAATGCGAAGCGACGGCCGCTGGTTCATTTTCTAGATTGCCGAGGTCCGTGGGATTCGGGCCAAGAATTGCGCGAAAGCGCTCTCAGGCAGGCCGGTTCGATTCCGGCTCGCTGGCCGAGATCTGGTGAAGGACACGGTTCGAATCCGTGACGGGCATGTGACAGAGATTTATTGCCTAAGACAGTGCTCCAGTGGGTGTGGAGAGGCCCGACTGGTCCCCGCAAGGGACTGCTCTGACGCGTGGCATCGCGAGTCGTAGCCAGTCGCCAGGGTTCAATCCTTAATGAATAGCAGTCCTATGGAGATAACCGTGGGCAAATCAGCGAATCAGCAGGCCTGGAACGAATTCCAGCGTATCGACCGTCTGAAGCAAGACGAGTCGTTTGAAAACGATCCACCACTGACCGAGGAAGAAAAGGCAGCGGCATGGGATGACTCCTACTGGGAGCGGCTTGACGCTGCGGCGCGGTATGTGGGGGCGGGGCGGTATGTGTGGGGTGAGATGGGGAGGGTGGGATGAACCTTGGCCACGAAGAAGGCGAAGTCTGCGGTAGAGATGGTTGTGCCGGGCGGATCGAATTCACGAAGCCCGACAACTGTTCCTGCCACATTTCACCGCCATGCCACGCGTGCATGAACACATATCTTCACTGCCCTGATTGCGATTGGGAGGCGGAGAAATACGTGTTGAACGACTACGTAGTCACCGTCAACACGAAAAGCCGCGTGTACGAGGCATGGACACCGCGCCCGCTTGATCCGACAAAGCTGGATTGGCACAACAAGGCGCACTCGAACTCTTCGATGATCAAAGAGGGCGTCTATCCGCCGGTCATGACGCGCGCAGAAGTCGAAGAGAAGGTGCGCGGCACGTTTGGCGGTCGATTCGAATACTTCGGTGACGGCAAGTTCAAGTACGTCGCATATACGGACTGAGGCACGACATGTCAGCAACCTACTACGAAGACGACGGCGTGACGGTAGTCATATCAGACCGCGGCATGGGCCTATGGCGTGCCGAGAACGACAACGAGATCATGCGCAACCTTCGAAGGACTCCGACCGTTCATACGGCCATTCTGATTGGCTCGGGTCTTGGCATTGTTATGTGCTGTATCGGCATGTTCGTTGAAGCCCTGATAAGGAATTCGTGATGACCGCAATGTCTCTACGCAAGTCTTTGCGCCGGTACGGATCGCATCTGAACCGCCAACAACGGCGCGCGTGGTCCCGGTATCGGCTAGATGAGCGTCACCCACTGCATCCGGTCCACGCCCCGACACGCAGAACGTACAACCCGATAACAGGCGCGAGGCTGTCATGACCCACTACGACAACGCTCTTCACGTCATGGAGTTGCAAGGCGGCTCGTTCGTGAAGTCACTGGCCAACTGCTACCTGATGGCCGATCCAGTCAACAAAGCAAAGCTGCGCGAAACGTTCGCCGGGTACTTCGATGTGTACGAGGCCAGGTTCGCAGCGTGGCAGGAACAACAGAGGGAGTTTGCATGAGCGAGTCCACGGAACTGACTGTAGTCGAGCGGGCAGCGCTGGCGCTAGGTACTGCCGAGCATGAAAAGAACCTGCTGGCGCTTGCAACCAAGTACGCCGACATCACCAAGATCGTCAACCCGGCCGGGCGTGAGCAGTGCCACAGCGCCTACATGGAACTGAAGAACACGCGTGTGGCGATTGCGACGGCCGGCAAGGTGGCACGCGAGGATGCGAACGCGTTCCAGAAGGCGGTAATTGCTGAAGTCGACCGGCTGACCGCGATTACTGCGGCCGAGGAAGGGCGCCTTCAGGCTTTGCGTGATGCATACGGCGCCGAGCGCGAGGCCGAACGACTTGCCAAAGCCGCTGCGGACAGAGCCAGAGTCAATAGCATCCGCGCCAAGATCGACGAGATCAAAGATTGCCTGGTCGTTGGCATGGGTCGTTCATCTGGCGAACTCGCATCAGCCATCAGCGAACTGGAAACGACCGAAATCACTCTCGAGGAATACGGAGACTTTGCTGGTGAGGCGCAGGCGGCTCAGGCAGCGACGGTCGTCAAGCTGAAGGAGATGCTGACAGCGCAGGTCGACCGAGAAGCCTCACAAGCCCGACTCGCTGCTGAACGTGAGGCGCTTGAGCGGCAGCGTGCGGAGTTGGCGGAGCAGGAGCGCCAAGCCGCAGCAGCCCGAGCAGAGCAGGAAGCACGAGACCGGGCAGAACGTGAGCGGGTCGAGGCTGAGCAACGGGCAGCACAGGAACAGGCGGCGGCAGCGATGTGCCAACAACAGGCCGAGCACGAAGCAAGGATGTTGGCCCAGCAACGGGAAATCGACCGACAGCAGGCCGAACTAGCCGCAGAGCGCCAACGGCAGGCCGACGAAGCCGCGCGTGTCGAGCGCGAGAAGCAGGCAGCGATTGCAGCCGAAGCCGCACGCGTTGCGGCTGAAGAGCAGCGGAAGCGGGAAGAGGCCGAGGCGGCGGCTCGGGCTGAAGCGGAACGTCTGGAGCGCGAGGCAGCAGCAGAGGTAGAGCGGGCTGCGCTAGCCGCCGAGGTCGATCGCCTGCAATCCCTGATTTTCGCCAATGACGGCTTGGGGATGCTCGAAGACGTGTTGCAGGAGATCGCCATTCCAGTCGGGCAGGAATGCTGCGGTCAAGCCTATGGCGAGTGCTGCGGCAATGCGGAGCCGGTCTTCCACACGCTCGATTCGCTATCTACTGAACTCAATAAATGGCATCGCGAGATCATTCAGCGGCGCTTTGATCGAAAGGAAGCAGCATGAACGAAGTAATCGAAATGCCGCGGCGCGAAAGCGCCGGGATCGTAGCCGGTGAGGTGCATCAGTTTTCAGCGATGGAGATCCGCCAGCGGGTGAATCTCGTGCAGGAAGTGATGCGCTCAATCATGAAGAGCGAGACACACTATGGCGTGATCCCGGGCACCAAGAAGCCGTCACTGTACAAGCCGGGCGCGGAAGTACTCTGTGTGACGTTCCGCGTCGCCGACAAGTACGAGATCGAAGACCTGACTGTCGACGGCATGGCTCGCTTCCGCGTTCGCTGCATCGGCATCCATCAGGTGACGGGCGTCGTGCTTGGCGAGGGGATGGGCGAATGCTCATCCCATGAGGAAAAGTACAAGTGGCGCGGCGCAATCTGCGCTGAGGAGTTCGAGGTCACGCCAGAGAATCTGCGCCGCCTGAAGTTCGCCAAATGGAACAACAAGGTCGAGAAGAAGCAGCAGATTCGCACGGAGTCTGCCGACCAGGCGAACACCATCCTCAAGATGGCCTGCAAGCGCGCCAAGATCGCCATGACGCTAAACGTCACTGCGGCGTCGGACATTTTCACCCAGGACATTGAAGACTTGCCGGAAGAATATCGGCACGACGATGAGCCGGGCGAACCAGTATTGAGCGCACTGGGTATCAAGCTCGTTGCTGAAGCCAACGCGGTAACGACACGGGATCAGTTCGACACCCTTTGGAAGCGCGCGGTGAAGGAGATCAACGCCGCGAAGGATGCCACGGCATCGGATGCATTCAAGGCGGCGATGGCTGCAAAGAGCAAAACGCTCCCAGCGAAGGCGCCTGAGCCGCAACGTGAACCTGGCGCAGACGACTCCGAAATGGAAGCAGAGTTTCAACGCCAACTTGCCGCCGAAGGAGGCCAGCAATGATTATTGTCGAATGTGCTCAAGGCGGCGAGGAATGGCACCGCGCTCGAGCTGGATGCATCACGGCCAGCATGTTCACCACGGCGCGCGAACGTCTCAAGAGTGGCGCGAACAAGGGCGATTACTCGTCCAAGGCCAAGGACTACGCTTTCCGTCTCGCTATCGAGCGCATTAGTGGAGAGCCGCTTGACGAGGGGTTCGAGACTTGGCAAATGAAACGCGGCCACGATCTGGAGACTGAGGCCCGC